TACCTCATCGACCTGTGCAGCCGTGAGACATGACAGGTACGTTTCGATCTCCACCAGCCGGGCGTGCAAATCCCCGTCTTCGTCGGTCCGGGCGAGCCCCTCGTATCGCGTCCACTCGCGGTCCGTCTCCCAGAGGTCCGGACGGAGGTTCTCCGATCCGGTGACGAGAAAGACGAAGTCCCGCGTCCCGTCCTCCCTCTCGAACTTCTGGCGATAGATCGATATCTTCAGACCCTCGGACTTAGAGCGTCTCTGAGCCGCTTTTCGAGCCGCCTCGACGTTTGCGTAGATCATGCCGCAGCCTTTCCCGTGATCTCTTCGAGAGCCGTGGGGCAACGATCCGCGCGACCGTCCCAACCTTCGGTCCAGACTACGCGGTTTGCGTAGCGGATCTCGGAGAGGGTCCCAGAGGAGGAGACCGCGGAACAAGCGTCGAGGACGCAATCCGCAGAGGCGACGAGGACTCCCGACGCGTCATAGACCTTCCAGGGAGACGGGTCGTTGACCGCCTCGACGATGCTCCGAGTCCGCTCGATCTGGAGAAGGTTCAGGGTCTCGCGGTCGTTGCTCATCGTCTGGCTCCTTTGGTTGGTTCCGGCTCTCACTTAGAGTTATCGGGCGAATCCTCGGAGACTTGAGAACTTTCTTCGTTCAGTTCGCGAGAAAGTTCCTCGATCCGCGCCCGGATCATCCGCATCGATCCGATATGCTTTTGCTTCATCCGGACAGAGAGACCCGGCTTCCAAGCCGCGTCTTGCGCGCGGGAGAGTTCCCGCTTCGCCTCGACGATCTGTTCCGCTTTGGTCTTCATCTCTTAGATCTCCTCGGGGAATGCGCGCGGCTCGTCGCTCATGTATCCGCCGCACTCGTATTCCGCAAGCTCCCGCTCCGCGCGGTTGCCTTCGTCCTCTTCCTCGGTCTCATACGGCGGGACGAAGCGAGGAGCGGTCTTTGTCGTCGCCGCGACCGTTACCCAACCCGTCGAGTACTTCGAAGGACCCGCATAGGTGACCGCACCAACGAACGCCGTCCACGTCTTGCCCGCGCGCGTCTCGATCATGATCTTGGTTCCAACGGAGACGACGCCGTCAACGGTAACGCCCCAAGATCCGTCGTTGAGCTTGGTCGGGTGGGCGGTCGGGAGGTTGGTCGTCATGGTGTGGCTCCTTTGGGTTGGTGTCTCTCGCTTCTGGTATAGAAGGAGCATGAACCGTGCCAAGTCGGAAACCGCCGTAAGTCGTTGTCCTACAGTAGGGGGATCGGGAGAGTGAGGGACCGACATTGCAAGACGCCGTTGCACGTCTCGCTTTTTGCTACTACCGCGATTTTCTTAAGAAAAGACTCAAGTTCGCGCGAAAGGTGCCGATCCATAGAGCGAGGGGGAGCAATAGGGGGGGGGAGGATTGGGGAGCGACCGAGAGCGGAGGACGAGAGCGGATGAATTCTCCCGGCTCCGGCTCCCGGTCATGGTCTCCCCGATGGGGAGGGTTCAGGGAGAGGCGAAAGGAGCCATCCAAACTCCTCCCCCCAAACCGTTCCCGCGCGCCGCAACTCACACCAAGGAGGTTCTAGCCTATCACGTTCGGAAGGAAGTCCCAAGACTCCCCGGCTCTCTTGAGCATCCCGGAGACGCCCGGAGCGAAGGACCCGCGGACCTCGACAATCTCCGCCTTGGCTCGTCCCCAACGGACCTTCGAGGACTCATCCCCGGACGACTCGACGACCGCGACGAGAGACCCCTTGAGACGTCCCATATCGCGCGCCACGCGGACTCCTTCTTGGATGCGTGACAACGCACCGACGGACCAACAGGAGAGTCTCGGACCTTGGGCAAGGATCAACGCGTTCAACTCCGAGACTGTCCAGACTTCTAGCACCGGAGACAACCGTCCGGCTTCATCTCTTAGAGTGGCGAGGAACTCCGCTTCTGTCATCGTCGAGGGATTGAGGGATTCTCTCTCGATCGCCGCTCTCATTCTCTTTCTCAACATGATTCCCTTCCGAGCTTTTGACGTTCATCGGATGAATCCCGAACCAAAGAGACTTGTTATTCAAAACCAGTCGCCGATTCTCTCGGATGTCTTCGCCGTTCTTCTCCACAAGTGCCTCGATCGCGTCCATTTGCACGGGGAGCGCGATGAGTAGGTCTCGGAGCGTGGGAGTCAATGGATACTCCACCGAGGTCTTAATCTGACGAGCTACCTCAATTTGGATCTGATCTGCCCGATCAATGGCCTTTTCCGCCTTGGTCTGGTGAATATCCAAGGAAGCCATGTGCTGTTCTATCCTGAACCAGAGCCCGATTGTTCCCAACAAGACAAGGAGGACCATCTTCGGGGCGAAGTCGTCGATCCATACGGAGACCCGACTCTTTGGTTTATATTCATGCATGACGCTAAGAATACTCCTCCGCAACAAGGACCGCTATCCAGCAAGACGGGAGAGGAGCGGACCGAGTTCGACGACGAGGAGAACCGCAAAGGCGAGAGTCCCGAGAGCGGCGGTCAGTGCGACGAGATTGGAGGCGTTGTTCTTCATCTTGTGGCTCCTTTGGTTGCTGGCTTCGGATCTATAGTTGAACGAAGCGTGCCAACCGGTTGCTTTTGTGCAAGTCATTCTGTATCAGTAAATTGCGGGATACGAGTCTGGAGGTCCCAGTCCGCGCGAATGCATTCCGCACGTTGAACGGTCGCATCCCGCAATCTCTCAATTCTCCGTCCCGTTGATGGTCCGGTCGAGCTTGGGATGGTATATGACCAACCGTTCCGAGAGATGGAGGATTGGAAGAACAAATCGATGTATGCGCTCATCCGGAAGGACGCGGAGCGGTCCAGGGCGGCCCATAAGATGCGCGACGATGAGCTTCTCGAAGCTTCGTCAACTGCCCGCGTTCGATGACTACTTTCCCGGTTTCGTCTTTGCCGATGATCGTGATCGAGTTCCGGAGCTTGCCCGTGTCCTTCTTCTTCGCCTGGCGCGCCGTAGTGTTCGCAGGCCCGCGTCGTAGCTCGAGCGCTCGACGGCTCCCTCGACCAGGGCGTCGACCATGAGCGGATGGAAGGCGGACCGCGCCGCGGATCTCTGGTATCTAGGCTGAGAGACCCGGGAAGGGAGGTTGACCCGACTGAGACGGGTTGATCTCCCAGACCTCCGCGCTCCGGTTCTGAACGAAGATGACCGAGACGAGAGCGCCGCAGAGAGTGTCTATCTCCAACCGGAATCGATCCCGATCGAACTTGTCCTCTGTCCCGATGTAGAGGAAAGCGACCGTCCCGCGAATCGGTCTCCCGAGCGCCGCCGCCGTCCGGATTGCGATCTCTGGCGCGCTCCGATAGTTCAGACAGATCGTCCGCCGGTCCGGAACTACTCCTCCAATCCCCGGTCCCTCCTTCATCGTCATAGCGAGCGCCGTCCGACAGACGCACGAATCCCGGGAGTCTCTCTCGTCCGGGAGAGCGCCCGCGACGACGTGAACGATTCCGTATCCGTCGACAATCGCGACCGAAGTATAGGGGTGATGCGGACAGGATGGGGCATTCGACCCAAGTGTCGCCAACATCCCGAAAATCTGTTCCTTGTTGAGCAATCGAGGCTCCTTTCGAAGGAGGTGGAAAAGAGAGGAGAGGTCGGGGAGACCTCTCCAGTCTTTGCTCTTAGTCGGTTCTGACAACACCAGAGAGAGGAAGGGATTGGGACAGACGATCGCCCGTCCGCGCGGGAAGATATCAACCTCCGGAAAGGCTCCGATCGTCTCCGATCCAGATAGCACGGACCGCCGCTCCTCCGGACCCGACCGGTGTCGGTGGAACGGTCGCCGTGAAGGACCCGGAGGGAGACGTCTCCTTCATGTCGAACGGGACTCCGTTCCACGTGAGGAGATAGACTCCCGTCCGGTGACCCGGTAGGGAGAAGTATGGGATCCAATCTTCCTCGGGAGGGAGAGCGCCGGTGTCCGGCGGCCACGGGACCCGCGTTCCGTCCGGCATGACAACCACGGAATCATCTTCCGCGTAGGAAATAATGATCTCGACGACTCTCCCCGGGAGTGTGCATTCGAGACGGAGAGTGTCCGGTTGCCCGTACTCGATCGTAACGCGCCCGCAGAGGTCATCCGCTTCCGCCTCGACCGATCCGCCGGTAGAAAGGAGCAACGCAAGCGCCGCTCCGATGAGTCCCGTCCTACAGTTCATGAGACCTCCTCAGTTGTCTTCTCTCAAGACAAGGGATCGATAGTTCCGGACGAACTGTTCCGGAGTTGCCGCCCCGAGTTCCGTATTATAGACCCTCTTATAGTATCGCGCTATACCGTCGAGGTCTTCCGGAATCGGCTTCGGATCGGCAACGTAGCGGAGACGACAAGTGAGGATCGCAAGACGGTTGTCCCAAACCAACTCGGAAACTTCCCGTTCCCAGAGTTCACGCCCCGGGAAGCGTTGTCCATACTTCGTCCGCAACCATCGGAAGGTCGAGGGTTCCATCTGACAGATCCCGAGAGCCGGTCCGCCTCCAAGCTGTCGGAGGTACGTTCCAAGATGGCTCTCTTGAGCGATCGTCCCGAGGAGGAGATTGACCGCCCAAGGAGAGGCGAAGTGTTGACCCTTTTCCGGTTGCCAACGAGAAAGCTCCGACTTGACGAGGTCCCGAAGTTGGTTGATGTCGATCAAGTCGTTGCCTTTCTTTTGGTTGCTTCCAACGCTCTCCATTTGGTCAAGAAGAGAGCACCCTCCGCGCGCCCTTGTGCTACCGCGCGCGCCGCATCATCGACGTTCCCAATCGAACCCGATCTCGACCGGTCCCTTTCTTTTGGTTGCTTCCAACGCTCTCCATTTGGTCAAGAAGAGAGCACCCTCCGCGCGCCCTTGTGCTACCGCGCGCGCCGCATCATCGACGTTCCAATCGAACCCGATCTCGACCGGTCTCACCGGATAGTCTATGTAGAGATCGACCGCGACATCGGACGCCTTGAACGGTTGACCCGCACGGACGAGACGCGTCCTCATGTCCGCCTCTCTCAAATCCCCGTGAAGGATTGTCGAGGCCGCAACGTCAGACGTCCATTCGACCCAATTCCGGAGAGTGACCGGTTTCGGTCTGGGAGAGCTATCCCTCTTGGGGTGGGAAAGAACGCCGATGATCTCCGTTGCTCCGGAGTCGATCGCGGGACCGAGAGGAGCCGACTCGATCAAACCACCATCGACCGCGGAATGCCCATCCCTGAAGTTCATAGGATCCATGAGGATCGGAATCGATGCGCTCGCCCGGACCCGCTCCCAGAAAGGATAGATTAGGTTCTCCGCCTTGATCGAGACGAACGAACGCGTCTCGACATCGACATATCCAACCCAGATTCCTTTTCCGGATTGGATAATATCCGCATGGGAGATCTCGGTTTCGAGGAGACGACTCATCCGAGTCATGTCCGAGAGTCCGCGGAATGGCTTCCGCCGGATCTCGTCCCAACCAACCTTCAGGAGTGACCGCTTGGAACCGATGTCCTCGAACTCGACGAGACGATCGAGAAGGAAGGTCTCGACCTCCCGCGTTGCGTCCCCCTGGCTCTTTCCCGCGCCCATCTCTGAGAGGAGCTTCGCCCCATAGATTGCGCCCGCGGAGACGCCCACAACGGAATCGAACTCGATCTCAGGGAGGACCATCGACGCCCAACCCGCAGTCCGAAAGATCTTCATCCCTCCCGCCGCAAAGACAAGTGATCTCATCCTGGCTCCTTTTCTAACTTGCGAGGTAGTACCAACCCTTCAAAGTGAAACAGAAATCTGCAAGGGTCGCGTCCGCCGTCGACGGAGCAACAACGGTGATGACCTCTCCCGCGTCGACCGTCTGAGTTACAGACGCCGTTGTATTGAAGGTGAATGTTGAGGAGTTGACGTTGACCGTCCCGATCTCGACGCCGTCCACTTGGACTGAGAAGTCCACGGATCCGGTCGAGGCAATTTCTGTATCTCCGACGGACCCGATGAAGTCCGGATCAAACCGGCATGGACGCGCCATTATGATCCGCTTGACCACCTCTGCATTCCCCGGGAGTCCCTCGAATCCAACCTCGACGTCGAACGGGTTCTCGGTGAAGAACGCGGAAGACTCATCGTCCGCGATCGTGAGGACGTAACCGCTTCCGCCCGCGAGAGTCGTTGAAGAAATGTCCGGGAGACTGAGGAGAGAGTTGGACGCTATCCAACCTTGAGAGGAGTCAACGTATCGATACTCCCTAGCCTCGTCCGTGACAAAGACGCGCATCCCCGGATATGGATCGATGAAATACCAGACCGACGACATTGCAAAAGCAATTCCGTCGTCCTGAGAGGCGAAGTCACCGGTTCCCGTCGTGACGAGGACCGCGTCTCCGTCCGAAGGAGATCCCGGAGGAGTTCCAGTCCGGTCCTGGACGATCCCGGACATTCCCATGATCTCCGCGCGCCGGATCGCCTCGTTGAACGTCCCTTCCTTGTCAATCTGTCCCTCGGTCATTTCGGAGACTTGGAGTCTCGGAGTTGTCGTCATGTTTTTCTTGGCTCCTTAGTTCGCAGTGTACGCCGTGACGAACCCGCGACCGATGACCGAAGAGAGTTGATAGAGCTTGAAGGCTACCGGATCGCCCGGAGTGAGAGAGTCCAAAGTCTGTTGAGCCGCCGTATATTGGCAAGTCGCCGTTGTGGCCGTGATGGTCCGGATTACCGTCGACCCTTGGACTACGTCGATTTCATAGGATTCGGTTGTCTCGCAAAGTGGCGGACCCGTTCCGTCAATCCATCCGTTTGAGTAACGCGCACGCCGCTTCCAGGTCAAAGTGATATCGTCCGATCCGTTCCGATAGGACCCAACATGCTGCAAAGACCAAGGCTTCATGTTTCGGATCTCTGAGGAGAACGTCAAATATTCTCCGTCGTCGTCGAAGTTCCCAACCGTAACAGCCCGGAAGAGGATATCCCGGTTTGCATCCTCGACCGCATAGGTCGCGAACTGAGCCCGGGAAAGGTCGAGGAGGACGAAGTCCTCTCCGATCTCATGTCCGCCGGTTGCGAACTCGGTTCCGCGACGACCTCTCCGGAAGTTGCTCAACCTCCACGCGCCGCTAGTCTGTAGGACCGCAGAACGGAACTGGACGATCTCCTCCCCAATTGCACAAAGGTTCCCGTGAGTCGTGAGGAACTCCTCTTCCGTGATGGTGTCGAGGGTCTCGTCTGGAGTGATGAGATAGACGTCAACGTAGTTCGCCGCGTCTCGGACCCAAGGAGACCCGCAGTCCGGGAGAGCGTTCTTTGTCTTCCCGACTAACCCAATCTGACGAACGCCCGCGAGAGGCTCCCAAGTCGAACCGCCGTTCTTGGAGATATCGATTTGGCATCCCGGCCAGTTCTCCAAGAATCCGAACGCCGCGACATAGATTCCAGGATCGAGAGCCGTAGTCCCTGCAATCGGTGGGAGATCCAATAGGACCGCCTGAGAACTCCCCGGAGCTACCGGATCCTCTGGTACTTCTCCACCAACCCCGGTACTCGACGAGGAATAGGACGAGGAGGACTCAACAGACGCTTCGATCTCAATCGTCTTCCCGACTACTGAGAGAGTGTCAATCCTCACGGTATAGGTGACGCCCGAATGAGTGACCTCGACGAGGTCCGCCGGTTCGAGATGGATATAGCGGAAGGAGACAATGAACCGGCATTGGTCACGGTTGACCCAAACTGAACCGAGGATCTTCTCCGCGATCTGAGACCCCTCCTCTTCCGTCATTGCCACCGGGACAAAGACCGCGTTGAGGTCTTGAGTCGTCGACGCTGTCGGTCTCGTCGCTCGCTGCAAGCTCCACTGATAGGATCGTTGGCGATTCGGGAAGGAGACTTCCACTCCATACGGAAGTTCGATCTCTTGAAGATGCGTGAGGACGAACTCGTCCGGAGGACTCCCGCCGTACTCGAACGCCGCTAGGTCATCCTCCGGGATCTCCGCCGCTATCGTCGTCCCTCCCCTCAGAGGGAACTGGATGACTCCATCTGAGGACTCGACCGGATCGAAGAAATACGCCAATCGGAGAGGCTCGATCGCTTCCGCACCGTCCATCCGGTTGTCGATCAAGTATCCCCAAATCTCTCGGGTCAATTCGGTAACGTCATATTGAGATGCGGACAAACCGCAGAGTTCGCAGATCTGACCGACGATCCCTCCGAGTGTGATGACCTTCGGATTCCCTCGACCGAGGAAGACCCGAGCGTATCGCGCGTCCTCGGGAGACGGCCACGTAGCGCCGCAGTAGAGAGAGAACCCGCGCCGATCCCAACAAGACCCGTACTCAAGAGATGGCTTCGGAGCGTCGTCGTCGACGTCCCAGATTTCCGCAATCTCCCGCACGATGAGATCCAGACGCGCGACCCGTTCCGTCGTCTGGCGGAAGAACATGACAGGGAATCCGCCTTGCACCGGATGACGCCAAGAACTTTTGGAATACGTCGGAACAAGGTTCGTCGAAGTCGTTACCTCCGGACCGACGAGAGCATTGGAAAACGTCCCGTTGGACCAAAGTATCTCGTCCGTCGTCGACGATCCGACTATGAGACCGATCGTCTCCGCAAACTTGATGACGCTAACCGTCCCCGCGATATATGCGGTCATGTCGACGATGTCGAGGATCTCCGGCACGTCGTCACCGGTCCGAGCCTGTATCTTGTAAAGCCAACTCTGACCATCCGTCGAACTCGTGTTACCGTTCATCGCCGCATAGAGAACGCCGGTGTCATCGTCGAAGTCGAGACAAACGAACTCGAACCCGACGATTGCATCGATCGGGTATGAACTGAGATTGTAGAAACGCAAGGTATCCGACCGGACCCAATAGATCTTTGACCCGCTGTCCCCAATTATCGCCATGTATGGGAAGCTGGTACTCCGACAGACTCTCACGAACGACGGAGATAGGATCGTCTCATACGTCGAGAACTGGACCTCGAACGTGTCTTGCTGCAAGCGGACAATCCAAGCGGTCTCGGAATCCGGGTCGTCGCTCGCCTTTTGCGTAGTGTAGATTTTGAAATCTAGGCCAATGTCGAAATCGCAATCGAGGTAAGGAATCCGAGAGGCTCCATCGTCGGAAGCAATCTGATAGTTCCGCGTGAGAGTTACCGCGTTGTTTTCGGAGTTGACCCGCGCCCAATGTCCCCCGGATTCGAAGACGAGATGGAGGAAGTCCGGAGAAAAGACGATATTATCTCCCGGCTCAATCGCCGTCTCGATGTCCGGTTGATCGACTTCGAACTCCGCTCCAACAGAAAGGATCGACACGGACATATGCCCGCAGATAGGACCCGAAGATGTCCCGTTTTCCCAGACAACGGAGATCGATCCGGCCCCATTAGCCGCTTGGAACATCCCGAGACTTCCGGGAAGTCCAGAACCCGGGAATCCAGACGCAACGCGTGAGGTCGGAGTTCCGTCAACGGTAATCGCCACACCCATCGACGTCCCACCGGTTTGCCAAACACTACAACCCGAGAGACCACCACCGGTGAAGATCTGTTCCCCTGCAACCCACGTCTTGACGGCCAACTTTCGGACATAGTCGGTTCCCGGGACGCTTGCGGAGATCTCGTGAGATCCACCGGACCCGCCGTCCGCGTCCGCGAGAGGTCTGGTATAGGTCGACTTGATTCCGTCTTCCGGATAGTCCCCGAAAAAAACAGGGTCCGCGAGACCAGACCAACCGTTAGTTACTGGGCTGCAAGCTGTATACGCTCGCCAATCTCCGGCATTATTCGGATTCGTTGTTGCGGTATGGTTAACACTGAAGAACCCGCCGGGGATGAACGCGACCGTGGATATGCAAGCCGCGTAGAGCCGCCCACCTTCGCAGAGCCCACCAGTGAACCCAGAATTATGGCCGACAACAAAAGCACCGATACCGGTTGAGAAGAACCCGCCGGAGGTAACGTTAATTACCTCGACCCCGTTGACCCGGACGATGCACCCGTTTCCGATGATCCCGAAATCGACCCGCGATAGAGCGCCCGTTATCGCCCCATCTGAGGACTCCGCAACGGTACTACCGACGGAATCGACGACCCGGAGACGCCCATCCGCATTGACCAACAGATTTCCGCGCTGGCTCCCGCTACCAGTCGACAGAGAGAAGAACTGACCGAATCCGGAGAATGGACCAGCGAGACTCTGGACCATGCACGATCCGTAGAGGACCGTGACAGAGAGAGACCCGTTCATCGATGTCGTCGATGCCGAATAGGGTTCATGGAGCGAAAATACACCGTAGTTCGAAACTCGCCCATCATTGGTGAATCCGCCATTCGACAGGCTTTCCCAAGGAGAGTCGAAACCGGTGAACTGTCGGACGAGAGCGGTCCCCGCTCCCGGATCCTCCTCGTAAAGTTTCGTAGGATAGATCGGAACGACTTCCGCCGGGACGAGTTCCGCAAATGCGGAAGTGACCTCCGCACGGATCCGCGGAACCCGGTATCCGAAGGTCTCGTTGAGAATCAAGTTCTGGAAGACGACATAGCAGAGTCCGCGATACGCCGGAGAGGGTCTACCCTTGTCGGTCTCCCACTCGTCAATATAGGGATCTGGGAGTTGGGACTCGGAGCCAACGTATGGACGAATGTCTTCCGCGTACTGATACCGATAGGTCGCGTTTGATCCGCCTTGGGACGGAACTCCGCGGTTGTAGACTACGCGCTCGTCTGCCCAAATCCGAACAACAGATTGCATCTCTCCGGCACAAAACGCGATCGCGAAACTCGACTCATAGGGATTGTATGCCCCGTCTCCGGTGACCGGCTTCGCCCAAATGACTTGACCACCGAGAGCGAACGTCCCGAAGAGCGTAGGGATTGGAGTTCCCCATTCCACGGTCTGGAGATCGACGAAGTCAAGCGTTGGTCCGGGAGGATATTGACCCGCTTGGTTCTTCCGATGAGCGCCGTCGATGTAGCCACCGAGGGACATTCCGATTTGCGCACCAAGCCAAGGGTTCCCGACCGAGAACCCAACCGCAGCGCCCATAGCGCCACCGACTACCCTACCGGCATTCCCGCTCATTCAAGACCCTTCCACCGATAGACGTTGCAAACCCTCGGAAACGCGATCGGAGCCGCCTCATAGATCACACCGCGGGAATATGTCGCATTGACGACGCCGCTCCCGGTCCAAACTCCAAGATGATTCCATCCCTTCCGCAAGGTCTCCCCACCTTGGGACATGATGACGACGTCTCCGCGCTCCAACTCTCGGAGCATGATCTCTTTCGCGTGAAGACAGAGCATTTCCCGAATCCTCGGTTTCGCCATGATCCGGGGATAGTCGGTCTCCTCGACTGAAGGAGAGAGAGCCGCGTTTCTAGCCACTAGGACAAGACCCGCGCAATCGACACCCGTCCGGTCCCTTCCTCGATGAAGGAATGGGACTCCAAGCCAATCGAGCGCCGTTGATACGATCCGGTCTCTTGTCGCTTCGATCCGGCTCATCGTTGGTGCGGATGTCTCTGGCGCGAGACGCCTCGATCAACTGGAACTTGCCCGTCAACAGGGACGACCGGTTCCCCGCGGAAGTTCAGGATGTTAGAAAAGCGAGAATCGCAAACCCGATAGTCCTTCGGACATCCCGCCGTAATATCGAAAGTATCCGTTTCTGCAACATCGAACGGCATAGGGAGGAGGAGGAGGATCGTCCCAAACGCCTCGATATATTGCTTCACTTCCATTTGTAGTCCGTTGTTCTCGCCCGATGTCCACGTGAGGATTCCGCCATCGAACAAACCCGTATCGTTGGTATGGGTCACCAACCCCGAGACGTTGAAGGTGTGCCGCGTCCCCGTTACCGCCGTGACCGCTCCGGACTGGCTCCATATCTCGTTGGTCCCTCCGAGGTCGACGCCGCAACGCGCGTCCCCAAGCTCCGCACGACAGGAGACAGAATATAGAGCCGTTATCGATTGGTTGAGCTTGTCGACGATTCCGCGAATCTCGACCTTGAACGTTTCTCCGTTCGTGACCTCGACGTTCCCGACGCTCCAACCCTTGCAGATGTAGACCGCGCCTTGAGACGTGTCCTCATAGTTGACGAAGAAAATATCGACTGCCGCTCCGTCATAGCGCCCCGCGACGATGTCCCCGAGAGTGAAGGTCGTTCCGTCAAGGAACGTCGTCGCTTCCAGATTGTCGACATCCAATCCGCGCGCTTGAGAGATCGCCGTTGTGACCGTCCCGTTTGCCGCTTGGAAGGTCTCGCCTCCGAAGGAGACGTCAACGTCATGGTCGGTGAAATAGAACGCCTGTCCGTCGAGACGCCGGATCTCCCAACAGAGAGCGAGAGTTGCAAGCTCACCTTCGAAGTGAGCTTGGAGAGCGGAGGAAATCGTCCTCATCGACGAAGCTCCCGGACTGGGATTGCAACGCTCCGAGCCTCATAGTTGGATAGCTCCAACGAGAAATGATCCGTATCGAACCGCGCCGGGATGTCGAAATCGAAGGACGCCGTCACGACTTCCCCGCTTCCGGGAGGAGCGTTGAACGTCACAATCCCGGTTGTTGTGTCGATGGTGTAATCGGTTGTTATCGTCTGGAGAACCGCGTCAAGATAGACGTCGACCGTCCCAGAAACCGGCTTGGTTATCTTCCGCGTCAACGGAGCCGGTCCGCTTGGCTCATAGACTTTGACGAGTTGGAACCCCGCGGTTGACGCGTCCCCTACTCCGAGCGTCTGAGAGTCCGCTTCGAAGTCGTCATGGTTTTTGAAGCGGAACCCGCGCGCCATCCCTCGACGCGCCATGAAGAACGAATGTAGAGACGTGAGGAGCGCCTTCGTCTTGACGCCATAGGCCACGTTCCAGAGTTCGAGCGGATAGGTCCACTCCTGATAGCGTTGCTCCTCCCCGCTCTTCAGTTGGACGATCGACGTCATGAACTGCGGTCCGCCTTGGGACCCGTAGGAAATATCGGTTGGGAACCTCGGACTCTCATCGAACGCCATTGGATCTACCTTCTCCCGCTCACGCGACCGCGGTTCCTGAGACTATGCGCCGCGACTCCGAGCCGTTGCATGATCTGGGATTCACTGCGCTGGAACGACTGCGGATTCGGAGTCTGAATCACGACATCTTGACGGAAGGTATCTCCTCTCCCCGCTCCGAGGAGTTCTCCGATCCGATCCATCGGGACCATCATTTCCGGACCCTTCTCCCCGACCAACGCTAGGGTTGGCTTGGAGACGAAGCCGCCGGAACCGAACCTCGGAAGCTGGTTGATCATGTCCATTCCGAGCGAGAATTGATCCGCGTTGGACTTGCCTCCGCCGATCTTGGAGAAGATGTTGTTGAAGAACGAACCGAACCCACCTTCTCCCGGAGCCGATCCGCCGGACATACTCGCAAGGATGTTCCCGAGTTCGCTCGTTGCGTTGTTCGCTATAGCGTCGAGAACCTGATTAAAGATGCTTCCAAAGAAGTTGGCAAAAGCGTCGACCTCTCCCCTCAGAGTGTCACCGAAGAGGGTCCGGAAGTTGGACTCCATATCCGCCGCGAGGTCGTCGAACTTCCCTCCCGCGTACTCGATCCCCTTCCCAAGCTCACGACCGAGGATCGTTCCGACCTCCGCCGCGTCGTCCTTGACCTTGGTCTTGGTGCCACCGAGACCGGATTCCTTGGCCGCTTTGGAGGTATGACCGACGCCTTTGGTCGCCTCGTCGAGAGCGTTGGTGACATCCTCGACGAGAAGTTCCGTTGGAAATCGACGTTCGGCCATGTCATCTAACATCCCGTTCCAGTTAGCGCCGATTTGTTTGATTCCCTTGACGCCAATCTCGATAGACTTCTTGAGTCCATCTCCGAGATCCTTGAAGCCTTGCCCGAATGCGTCCTTAGCCTCCGACCATTCTCCCTTGAAGAGATGCCCGAACCCCTTGGCTCCCGCGCTCATACCCTTGACGAGAGCGTTCCACCAAGTAACAATTGCTCCGATGACGACCGCAACCGTTGTCCCGATCGTCTTGAAGACGAATGTCATGACGGAGAGGAAGTCGAGAGCAAACGTCTTCATCTCTCCGAAGGACTGAGACGCGTCCCCTCCGACGATCTCCCAAGTCTCACGGAACCCTTGATACAACCCGTTGAGGAGCTTCCCGACTCCCTTGACGACCTCGATGATGCCACCGAGGACCGCGGAACCCATCTCAATGATCGAGTCTTTATTCGATCGGAGCCAGTCGATGAGAGCGCCCGTCGACGCCGCGAGTTCCGGTTCCAGCTTGTCGAAAATGTCGATCTTGAGAGATTCCATCGTCGACTTGAGTTCGTCCATGCGACCCTGGAAGGAGGATCGAATCTCGTCCGCTACTCGCTTCGCCGTTCCCCCGGCATCCGCGAGTTTGTTTTGCATCTCGACCGTTGCTCCGGAAACCGCCGCAATGTTGGCCGCTCCCTTGGCCGCCTCTCCAAAGAACTCCTTGTAGTCGTCCCAGATTGCGCCGCGCTTCTCCATCTCCGCGAGGACGTCGACGAGGTCCGTAGACTCGATCCCGAGAGACTTGGCCGCCTTGCCCGCGCCCGATAGCATGATCTGAAGGTTCCGCCCCGCGAGACCTCCTTTGATTCCGGCATCATGCATCTTCCCAATGAGACCCGCGGTCTCCTCGACGGAATACCCGAGCGCCGCCGCCGCCGGAGCCGCGAACTTGAACGCCTCTCCGAGTTCTCCGACTGTCGAGTTGGAGGAGTTGGCCGTTGCAACAAGGACGTCATTGACCCGGGAGAGGTCTTCAACTTCGAGACGCATTCCCGCGAGGACGTTCGTTGCAATGTCCGCCGCGCTTCCGAGGTCGAGGTTTCCCGCGGTTGCAAGATCGAGCGTTCCCGGGAGAGCCTTGGTCGACTCCATTGCGGAGAACCCGGCTCGCCCTAGCATTAGGAGAGACTCCGCCGCTTGGGTTGCTGTAAACTCGGTTGTCTCGCCCATCCTCCGCGCCTCTGCGGTCATTGCCGCGAAGAGATCCGGAGTTGCGCTCGTCACGGCTCCCACCGTGAGCATTGTCTTCTGGAACTTCGCTCCCGCGGAGACTACGGACTTTAGCGCCCCGGCGAGACCCGCGACTCCGAGACCGACCCCGACTCCGGCGAGAAGACCGTTGAGACCTCCCAACGACTTCCCGAAGTTGGAGAAGCTACCCCGGAGCCCACCGAGTTGCCGCCGCGCCTGAGCCGCGCCGCGCTTGAGTCCCGCAACGTCAAGACCGAGCCTTGCGATGAGCTTTCCCGCTTCAACGACGTTCGCCATTCCTTGGCTCCCATCCTTTGGCTAGTCTCTCGTTTTCCCCTCAGTCACCGCCCAAGCGTAGAGGTTGTGAAGGACTTTCCGTTGTCCCTCGATGACCCTCTCCTCATCCGTGACGATCTTCGGACGGAAGTCGTCCACGTCGAACGTCTTGGACTTTTTAGCCTTGAACGCGTTCCCAATGATGCAAGCGAGGTTTGCGTATCGTTGCCAATCGTACTCCGGCCCGAAAGGTTCCAGCAGACTGAACGCGTACCATTCCGCGATCTGTCGTGAGTCCAACCGGGACAAGAGTTCGTCCGGATGAGCCGCTCCCCCTACTCCGGCGAGACAGAGTCGAAAAAGGACTCTTCGTCCGTCTCGCCTTCGGAGTTTTTTGCAATGTCCTCTACGACCTCTTTCTTGAGCCCGGACAGGATGAGCGCCCGAGCGAAGACTCTATCCAGAGCAACCCCGGACTTGTTCCCCAACGCTCCGACCTCTCGCCGCGTGAAGACCTTTTTCCCCTTCGAGTCGCAGATAGAAGCAACGACCATCTCCGCGCGGAGATTCGTCATGTCCTTCTTTTCGCTCGCGAGGACTTCGATCCTGTCACGATCGAACCCGGACATCGGACGGATGAGAACCCAACCGCCCCACTCCGGAACCTCGATCGCTTCCGGCTCCCAGTCCTTCGCGTTCTCAATCTCTTCCTTGGTTAGGAAATGCCGATCTTCCACAAGTCTTCCCCTTGTCGGTTCTGTCGGTTGGTTAGCTGGCGAGAGTGACCGCGCCGGTAACCTTGACGGTTGCCTTCGCCATAACTTGAGTATCCGCCGCAACGCTGGCGGAGAGAGCGTTGAAATACCCGTCGAAGGTGAGGGTTGTCCCCGACGCATCCGACAAAGCAATCTGATACGTCTGGACCGTCGACGATTCGAAGTCCGCAAGGACGGTCTGATACGCGTCGAAAGTAAAGTTCATATCGAGATCGACCGTTCCGCCGTCACGGAAACCCGGGATGTACTCCCGATAGCCGCCGGTCGAATCGAGGTTGGTTACGTCGATGTCATCCCGGGACATCGAGACGCCGTCAATCGTCATGATCTCCGCGAGAGCGACGAAGACGCCGGAAGAGGTCGAACTCTCCCGCTTGAATTGAGTTCCTACGCCCGCAAAAGCGTTCGATGCCATTGGAACGAACCTCCTTGTTCGTTGTCCCCATCGCCCCGCGGGATCCTTTCCGCGGGATCTCTGTCAACTCGTCCGATGAATCCGGAAGTTGACGACGAAAAGAGTCCGTTCCCTTTCGTCCTGTCCGATCGGAAACGGTTCGCTCGTCGCCCAAATCCCGATATATCGCGTTGTCGAAATTGTAACATCGGACAGATTGTGGAGCGACCTCTTGAGGTCTCCCGCGAGAACCTGAGCCGCGACATACCCGCCGACCGCGCTCCGGACCATCATTTGGACCGCTGGCCGCTCATAGTTCGTCGAGGAGTCGAGGAGCGCCTCCGGAGGCTCCGAGGGAGCATCCTGGAAGAGGACCAACAGACCTTCCGGCTCTTTTGGCATGACACCAACGAAGAGGTTGGTCCCGATCGAGAGCGAGAAGGAGGAGTCCCCGTCGACGATCTGAGCCAGATCGTAAGCCGCGGAATTGATCGTCACGCGCGCCTCACTTGCATTTCAGCACCAAGGATCTGGATCACTTGAGGCGTTGCGGCTCTGACACCCATTTCGAGGAACTTCCACTGTCCAACCCGATAGTTCGCGTTCGTCTCGTGGACCTTGACCGCGTAGTTCGCCCCGTATCCGACCTCGACGCCATAGGGCGCTCCGAGAAATCGTCCATTCGGAGCCCTGATCGATCCGCCCGATTTCACGACCCTGGAATATCGGGACCCGCGGAGGTTCCCCGTATCGACCGGAGTGAGCTTCCCGGCTTCCGCCTCCATCGCGAGACCGGCGAGACGCATAGCGGGACGAGACCGGTTGACCATGCCGCGGAGACTCTTCTCGATATTGGTATTGACCAACGCGATCCCGTCGACCGTCCACGTAACTGCCATTATAGCATGACCTTCCGGATATACTCGTTTGCCCGTAGGCTTGGAGTCTTCTCAACCGCTTGGACTGGACGCGCGCCCGCGACCGTTTGAGGGTCCGCCTCTTCCGCGGACGAGAGGTCCGCAAGAGTCCCTTGATAGAGATAGCCTCCGACGACGAAATTCCGGTTGGAATAGATGACCGACTCGGAACGCTTCTCGTCCCCGTTCTCGTCCGTGAAGTTCACCGACTTGTCTTCCCATCGAACCTTGATCTCAACCGGAGCCGCGAAAGTGTGACCTCCAAGACCGTTCGGAACCGGAGACGCCCAATAGACCGCGTCATTCTTGAGGAATTTCACCCAGAACGCGCTCATGTTACGTCCGTGGTCCCGAGCCACTCCGCGGAGAATTGGGTTGTCTTCGAGAGCATCCCTTTGCTGTCAAATAGCTTTACCTGTTGGCCGTAACGCGTTGAGCCAAGACCTCTTGGGTCGGTAGAAGATCCGATGGAATACTTCTCGGTTGCGTCCCCAACTTTGACCTCGACCGCCTCCCGCTCCGTCCCTCCGACGGTTGCGAGATGAGCGGAGAGCCATATCTCGATCTGGCGGAGTCGGTCGTCACCGTAGCAACCGGAGGGGATGTCGTTGACGAGAGCGTTCGCCGCTTCGAGGAACGGAGTCAGTTGGGAAGTCGTCATGGTCGTTCCGGTCATGACGCCTTTGATTTGCGCTTCGGTCGCTCTGCAAGTCATCTCGACCGCCCTCCGTTCTCTCTCCCGTGTCCGCCGCGCTTACTCAGAGAATCGACCCCGGAAGGGTTCCACGTCAAGCCTACGGCTCCGAGAGCCGCCTCAAGCGACTCCGTCCGACCCCGGAGGAGCCAGTCCGTTGCATCGAGGATCGGCGCTCCTGTCGCTCTCTGGCACGCCTCGACTTGGTCACAATGATTCCGCGCCCACTCCATCGGGTCGACCTCGGAGATGTACCGCGTATGATCGAGACCCCGAGCGACCTCCCCCGGCTCTCTCCAGACGAGGAGGAACCGGACGCGGAACGGAGACGCCTCATCGGGACCGAACGCCGCTTCCCAGATCGGCCATAGACCCGGGATCTCGCAAACCGCGACCAAGGGGAATCGGTCGAACTTCTGTTGAACGACCTCCCGGAGCCGCGCCGCCCATTGGTTGATCCAAGTTCCGGTATGGGATTCCGGAAGCGGACTCGCGAACGTCCGAGGATCTATCCCCGCGTCATGGAGCGCCGCCCAATGAACCTTCCGCTTGAGAGCGTCATGCTCCCTCAACGCGCCCCGGCAGACTTGGACCCGCGCCGTCGATACGCCCGGACTCGCCGCGCACACCGCGCCGACCTTTTGGACCGCGGACCGCGGAGGTCCGAGGACGAGGATGATCTCTCTCCGCCTCATCTGAGTTCTCCCTCTTCTCAGTTCTCAACGACTCCGATCCATGAGAGCCGCTCCGGATCATGGAGGACTTGAATCGATTGTCTCTCCGGGAGATCGAGACTTTCCCACGCCTCAAGGATCTCCTCCTTTGTCCATCCGACGGACTGTTCCGACCGGGTCGGACCGATGTCCTTGACCCATGACTTCCCCGCCGCGTCTCGGATCTGGAAGATGAAGACGCCACCCGGACAGAGGACCCGGACCGACTCCTTCCAGAGAGCCTTGACGAGGACGCGCGGAAGGTGCTGGAAGACCGAGACGGAATACACCAGATCGAGAGTTCCGTCCTCGAACGGGATCCACTTTCCGTCATAGACCCGGAACTCGGTGTTGGACTCCGGTATCCCTTCCGAGATGGCTCCCGGGTCGATATCTATCCCCGTGAGGAATCCGCAGTAGGGAGCAACTTCCCTCATCCACGCGCCGTAACCGCAACCGAGTTCGAGCGCCGCCTCTACCGGAAAGAGATCGCCGCTCACGCATCCCATCCCCCGGACGAGACACTCCGGAAGATGATCGTAGACTGGAAAACCTTGGTGGAGTCGATGCTTCCCGAAGTAGCCGTCCCGATGACGCCACTTCCAACCGATGATCGATCGGTCTATTGCCTCCGAATCCTCTCGTGATCCCATTTCCCGCCTCTTCTCTTTCGCTCTCCCATCATCTCTTCGAACTTGGCAGTCTTCCCGCGCCCCAACCAATCCTTCCCGCGTCCGACATGAGTGACTGTGAATCCATCGAGAAGACGAGGACGCCGCCCGCGGTTCCGCCAACGGTTCATCAAATCGTTATCGTAGTTTCCCGCGTGACTCCAACACGTCTCGAAAAGAGTCTGACCGAGCGAGGTCTGAACCGCCGGGTCGCCGGAGTGGAAGAGCTGAAAGAACCCAACTCCGACGCCGTCCCCGCGAACAATCGGGAGCTTTGGGTCATCGATCGAAAGCCGGTTCTTCTCATGCCATTGCTTCCGGATCGCGCCATACAACCAACCCGGCTCGATGTCGTTCTCCTCGACCTTCTCCTTCCAACCGACGGGAGGGACGATGTCGGAATCGAAGACGAGGATCCAATCTTCGAACGGCATAGCGCGCCGTCCCTCTTCGAGCGCCGCGCCTTTGTTGAACGCCGCGCCATCCGCATAGAAGACCCGGGTCTTGAGGAGTGTCGTTTGTCCGGGACAGTTCTCGACGACCGACTCCGTCCCGATGTCCTCCGGATCGGAGACGACCGTCAATGAAGAGAGACCGTCCATCCAACGACCGATTCCCTTTGCAAGATGGTCCGAGAAATTGACCGATACGGTCAGACCGTGAACTCTCAATCCTTCGTCCTCCTCCGGAGATAGTCGGTCGCCTCCGCCGCCTTGCCTTCCACCGGGAGAACCACCTTGACGGACTTCTCCGACTTCGGAACCGCGACCGCGCCCCAACTCTCCGAGACGTCATAAGTGTCTTCCCTGTCCAGATGACCACGGAGACGGAGAGGAACTCCGCAACCCGCATCGCAACAGTTTCGGACTTGATGCTCGAAAGACGACATCTTGAGCCGCCACCAACCCGGGACCGCCGGGATCCCGTTGTTCTCTCCGCGGATTCCATCGATTGCCGCGCCCACTTCGCAGAAATAAGCGAACGGTTCCCCGTCCCTCTCGACGATCGCCGCGGACCAATTCTTGTTGATGTCGCAATCCTCACGGACCGCTATCCAATCTTCCTCGGTCATCCCCAAATCTTTCCAATGGACGAGGATTGGAGAATGTTGGGAGAGCTTCGAACGGCTCTCCCGGAGGAGCTTCCCCGGAAGGTGTCTCTCGATCTCATCCGCCGCGCCCGCTTCCGCGTGAGCGTTGAGATTGAACCGACCGGATGGATAGAAGACCCGACGGACCGTCTCCCCGTGTCCCCGGAGATCGTTGGACCAGAGTCCGCGCCTCTTCTGTTGAGGGATCTCCTCTTCGAGGATCGCGCAAAGCTCCGGAAACTTCGGATGGTTGCATGGATTCCCGCCGAACATCGCCACGACTCCCGGCCAGTCCTTGACGGACCGAACCGCCGCCCGGAAGACGTCAACGCCCATATGGAGAGCGTCCTTCCTGAACGGGAGGAGTTGCGTACAATTTGAACAAGTGAAGAGAGAACAAGCCCGCGTGACGATGATCTGGATAGTGTCATTCCGCTTGTCCGTTGGTGCCTTCATGGTAACGGCTCCCCGTATTTTCCCCGGATCCACTCAATCTGTTCCTCGATCCCAATCCGCGCCCGCATAGCCCATCTCAAACCTCCCCAAGCGGGAGACGTCCCCACGCTTCCCGGATCCAATCCGGGAGGGGATCGACGTCCCAAGGTCTGGGTTGTCCGTGAAAGCAAACGACCGCCGCTCCGGGAGGAGGTCCAATCGCGTGCTTTGATTGACTGAGGACGTGCTTTTTGTAGGAATAGATCCCGAACTTGTCACCGGGTCTCGCCTGATAGATCTCCCAACCGACCGACCGCGCAATCTCCGGAATTAGGTTCTGATCTCCTCGGAAGACCTTCGACGTTCGTCCGGGAGTGAACTGTTCTTTCCCTCCCATCGGGAGAGAGAATCGACCGCCGTTGATGTCCATCCCGAGGAACTTCTCATAGAACGGGAAACCGAGAGCGCCGGAGTTCCATCCCATGATTCCCGACGCCGCGCGCCCGGGACGATAGAAGTCTTCCAACATGAGGAGGACCCGCGGAGGGAGTTCGAACTCAATGAAGTTCAGGAGAGGCGAGAGGTCTCCGCAAACGACCGTGTCCAGATCGAGGAAGAGGACGTTCCCCGGGAGAGCGAAGACCTCGAACTTGGACCACCAACCCGGCCAGTCGTGGACCAACGCATTCCCCGGGATGGCGCAATCCGTTAGCAAGATCGGGTCCAACGCCGTTGGATTCGTCCGCTTGATCGAGGACCGGAGGTCGAAGAAATGACCTGGATTGAAGTCTCCGCCGGATCGGAGAACGGAAACGATCTGAACCGTCAATGGTTCCTCCCCTTGGTTAGGGTATGACGTCCTCCGGGTCAACGTGCGGAATCCACTCGTGAGGAATCGCAGAACCCGGAGACGCGTTCAGTAACTCTATCCCGAGCGCCTTGACCGCGGAAGCGATTTCGCGGAACGGAGGAAGCATGTAGTGATACGGGTCCTTATACGCCGCTTTGGGTTCTTTCTCCCAGAAGTAGGCGTCATGAAAGTTTGCCAGATCCACTCCGTCAACCTCGATCCGTCTCATATCGTACCCGAAGAGAATGATCCGCTTCGCTCCCAGATGCACCGCCAAATTGACCGCGACCGCTCCAGTCGACTTGTTCCAATGTACTTTCCGAGGATCCTTGGAGATGCCGCCGCGGTTGTCCTTCGAGATATGAGTTATCCCCTTGAACTTCTCGTGACTGGCACAAGTCGTGAAGATAATCCCCGGAAAGTCGTTGATCTTGTCCCTTTGGACTTTAAGCCATTCCGGGTCGTTGTAGAGGAGAACCGGAGCCCAAGGAGCGAACTCATAGGCTTGGTTGCAAGCGATCGTATGTCTCAGGGAGTCCATACTCGACCCCAGACGATCGATCCACCAAGGCTTGAGGGATGGACCTCCGCCAAGGATGTAGACCGTAGCGCCCGGCCAGAGCCGCGGGACCGCGGTCCGGTGTTTGTTCCCGACCGAGACTCCGCCCGTCATTCTGCCCGTCACGGCTTCGACCCTCCGTCCGGGAGCGGGAGTCCCCTTGCTCCCCGCTCTCCCTGGATGACGTCCGGGACCCGGCTTCGGGCGGGAATCGATCCCGCCCGATAGCCTCCGGTCCCGCCGGTAACCGGCTCTCTTCTCATCGATCTCCCTCAATCGAGGGAGAGCCGCGACTTGACGACATGCTCCGACTTCTTGGCGTCCTTCGGAGTCGCAACCTTCGTTGCGTCCGACTTCTTGGGAGCAACCTCGGAGTTCTCGTCCGGAGCCGACTTCGAGAGATCCGGGATGACCTCCGTACCCTGATAGGTATCATTGGTCTCGGTCTCGTCGTCCTCATCCTGAACGCCCCCGGTAGAGAATGCGTCCTCCGCCGGAACGGGTTCATCATTGATCTTCCGACCGTCCGGCGTGAAGACGTCGAAGAGTCCGAGACCCGCGGAACGGATCCTCAGAGGTCCGTTCCCGAACGCGAGAACCGGTTCTCCGTCGAGACTCTCGAACTTGTCGATTGCGCCACCGAGTTCGAGCGGACCCGAGACCTCGATGACATCCCCGGAGACGACCCGGACCTTCCCGCTCTCAACTAGTTTCCCGTTCATCTTGAACCCGGGAAACGCCTTCATATGGTGTCGCCCCATCTTCGCTTTCATCCTGAATCTCATCGAATGCCTCCTCGTTGTTTCCGAAGAAAAGAAAACGCGATCCGCCACAAAGACGAACCGCGTTTCTATCGTATCAACCTCGCTTCATGTCGGACCGTTCGTCCTAGCTGAGATGCGTGATCCCGGAGTTCCCGTTCTGGTCAGCCCGGAGGAGCGGAACCATGATGGACATAACCTTGTAGTTCGTGAGCATCCCACCCTCGACGTCCCACTCGACGACGCGCGGTTCGAACCCCATGACCATCTCGACGTTCATGTTGTCCATCTCGACAAGGACCGCATTGTCCGCCGTGAGATGGTCCGCAACAACAACGTCTTCGATTCCCTCGACTTCGAGGATCCGCTGACGGATCGTTTTGTCCGATTCCGCCTTGTAGTCCTCGGAGAGAGCAACGCCCCACTGAGTCGGAACGTAGAGAACGCCCGGACCGTAGTGCTCCGCATCATGCTGTTCCTGGATCATCCGGATGACGTCGTCCAGAATCGTCGCACCGGTAGCCGCGGACGCGTCCCAAGCCGCGTTCTTGGTAACCGTGTTCCGACTCGGGAAAGTAGTGTATCCGTAGATCGAGCCGCCGCCGTAGCTAAACGTAATCCCGTTGAGAAGGATTTGCTCCGCCTTCTCCGCGACAACCGTGGTAGCAACGCCCGCGGTAGTGACCGAGACCGCCTCTCCCCGACGACGCCCCGCTTCCAGAACCCTGATATCCAACTGGAAACCCTTGTGGATGATCGGAATAGGGAGATAAGAGATGTCATAGAGGAGCCGGTCACGGTTGCCCCGCGCCGCCGCGTTCATGTCGACTTCGGCTCCGGAGAGGTCCGAGACCGATTCGTGTTCGTAGACGGTCGTCGCAAGCGGGTTGTCCAACTGGACAGTGAGACCGCGCTGGACGAGATTACCGACCGCGCGGAGTCGCTTCCGCGCAACCGCCTTAACCCGCTCGTCCATCCGCTTCCACTCGTCCTTGCGGAGAGTGGCATTCGTCCGGAGAGAGTTGACCGCGAATCCGCCCCTAGCGAGACGCTGCGCGACCGAACCTCCCTGAATGATCTTTCCGTTCTGGATGGTCTCCAACCCCATCGGGCTGTCATCCAGTTTCATGGGAATCGCCATTTTGGAATCTTCCTCCCTGAAGAAACCGACTTCCGCCGGGGATTGGTTAGATGACCTCGATCAAGAGACGCTGAGACGCCGGATCGACGAGAGAAGACCCGGACATGTCCAGAGCTTCCAGCGCCACGAACTTGCACGCACCGAGAGCGATCGTCCCCGCGGACGTGTCCGCGTCGACAACCCGAAGGTAGCCGTCACCGTTGCTCTCCAGACGAGAGCCGACAACCGCCGTCTCCCCATCCGCGAGAAGAGCATTGACCTTGTCGCCCGGGAGATAGTGTTTGAAGAGGAACCGCGTAGCCGTTGCGTATGCGTCGTTGAGGTCGTTCCCCTGATGGTCGTCCTCGACCGCGAACATTGCCGCCGCGTTCGCTCCGCCCGCGTCCCCGTGAGCGAGATAAGTTCCCGCAGTAGTCGTCCAGTTGATGAGCATCCCCGGAGTGATCGCCCCGGAGGTGGTCCCTTCCTTCGAAGGCTGGTTCGAGTGAACCGTCACCGTGTTATAAGCCATTTCCTAGAACCTCCATGTTCTCTTGGCTTGTCAAAGGTCGAAGGGTCGAGGATCAACCGCGACCCGGAAGCTCCGGAATCCTCTTACTTCTCGTCATCCCAGATCGAGCCCGGGTCCCCGATCTCATCCGCGCCGCCCGCGTTGTGGACGACTTCAGCGAGGAAGCGGAAATCGCCGCCGTCACCGTTGGAGTTTGCGATTCCCGCCAGCTTGACGAGACCTTCGAGTTCTTCCACGTCCCTTGCCATGAGAACGGAGCCTTCGAACGGACAACGCCCGGAGTCGGAGAGCGCCTTGACGAGACTCTCCTTCTGACGCTTCTCGTTGGCAATCGCCCGGTCGAGTTGACGCTTGATCGAGGGAGGAGCCGCGGCGAGCCACTGTTCGCCCGTGAGCGACGGAGTCGCATTCTGAGCCGGAGCGGGAGCGGGAGTCTCGGGAGCCGCCGGAGGCGTTTCCGGAGTCTCGGGAGCCGGAGGCGTTTCCGGAGTCTCGGGAGCCGGAGGCGTCTCCTCTTCCTCCTTGAACGCGTCCGCCATAGCCGAAAGCTGGCAATCCGTCATCTTGGAGAGATCCGCCTCCTCGAACGGGACTGACTTGTTCCCGACGAGGCACCGAATCACTTCGGTTCGCTTCATGTCGATATCCTTTCCCCCCGTTGGAGGAGTTTCGGGAGCGTTCGTGACAGGAGTTCCGCCACTGTTCGCCCCCGCTTCCACCGGAACGAATTCCCTTCGCTCCGAGACCTCGACCGGAGACCCGGAAAGAGAGATCTTGTCGTTCCCGTCGATCTCGTAGGACTGTCGGAAGAGCCTCTCTTGACGAGAGTTCCCCGCTGGCTCATCGCCCCACGCAAAGAATACCACGGTCTGTTCCGCCGGGAAGAAGTCATAGACTGAATGATACCAACCGCCGCCGTCCATCCTGTCAGCCAACCTCTGAAGTTGCGAGTGTAAGTCGTTGGCTCCAACCTCGTTAGTAGAGATTCTCTGGCCTTTGTCGAACTGAAGTAGACGCGTCCAGAATCCGTTGGGCATTTTCGCCGCTCCTTGTTGGTTGACGCCAAGACCGCAGCCGTCCGCGCGGGAACATGCTCCGACTTGATCCGGGAGGATTGCCACGTGATCCGGTCGGATCTCCGTCACGCTCCCGAGGTAGTCCTCCCCGTTCCACGTCCCCGGAGTCGGATCATCGATCGAGAGGAGACCCGTCGAGATCTCGACCGTCTCCCCGGCTTCGATCCGCGCCCGGAGTCCGGGACAGATCTCGTCCAGTCGGTCGACTTCGAGCCAGAACTCCCCGACGAGGGATCTCTTGGCTCCGTCAAAGTGGACGTTGAAGATTCTCCCAACATTATACTGGGAAAGGATTTCCGGGGAGTTCGCTGAGACGAACTGACCGTCTCTCTCCGGATGTCGGATCGGAACCGGGAATCCGTTCCAGAACTCAACGGATTCTTGGAGGGAGTCCGCGGAATAGAACCAAGGTCCCCGGGACCCGGAGTGAACTCCCTCGACGAGAATAGTCACCAGGACAACGATGACCGACCGACCCTCCAACGTGTCATTTCTGACCGTTGCGCCGTTCTGGATCCTCAGTCGAATCGACGTCCTTGTCGACATCTCGTCTCCCGGATCGGCATCCGTGCCGATTCAACTGGAGAATGCACGTTCCGCCGTTCGGAGTCCAGAGTCTACTAGGCTGCGAAGTCGCCCAAACCGCGGGACGTCACGTCCCCGAGATTCCTGATGACCGGATAGACGGTACAGACACAATTCGGATGAGCCGGAATCATGCTCTGAGCCATCCGGATAGAGTACGGACCGAGACTCGCGAGTTCCTCACAGATTGCGCAAGGAGCGGGACCGAGTCCCCACTCCGCGACGATCTCGACGCCGTCCACTCCCGCGAGAGCATATTCTTGGATGTTGGCGAGATGATGCGCCCGGATGACTTCCGTTCGCGCGATCATCCGAGACCGCGGAAGAGCGATCTTCTGAAGACCCGCCGCGTTGAGGTCCCGATAGATGCCGCGCGCAATGACCCGCGGATTCTTGCCCGCCGCGAGACCCTCGGTCAATCGAGAGGTCAATTGGTCGGTCAATTCTCTCCTGATGGCTCCGTTCGCCGCCGCTTGGACCGTCTTGAGATCCTCGAACGTCCGGGAGAAGAGAATCTCCAACCTCTCCAGATGCGCTTGGTTCAGATAGGCTCCGGCTCCCTCGATCGCGCCCGGGAGAGAGAGAACTTGAGCCGGGTCCCAACCCGCCGAGATGAGCCGGTCCCGCGCCGTCTCGACGCCTTGGACGTACCCCTCCGCGATGAACTGGTCTGTCCAATGGCGGATGTTGCTCCCCGGTGTGCCGATGAAGGAGACCGGATAGGACGCCACCGGGAGACCCGCTCCGAGGACTTCGACTTGGAGAGCTTCGAGCCACTCCATGAAGAGGCGAACCTTCTCCCCGGTCGACTCGAACGCGAATCCGTTAGGACGGACCGGAGTATTTGCGATCGAGAGCCCGCTCTCCCCGGCTTCCCGCGCCGCTTCGAGAGCGACCCCAAAGCAATCGTTCTGGACGATCGATTCCGCCATCTCCGCGGAGATCGTCGCCCATTTCCGGTTCATTTCGCGGACGAAACGGAGCCGGAGACCCGCCGTGAGAGTGGGATCTCTCTGGCTCTGTCGGGTCAGAGGATGAAGGGTCCGCGCTTGCCTCTTCGCCGTGAGGACCCGGAGAGAGCGCCTCTCCTCTACAGATCTCTCATGACGACACAATGAGAACGCTCCCCGGTTCTTCCGCCCGTGGTGACAATGTTGTTCGTGAGCTTGTAGGTTTCCCCGACGACGCCCCCGGAAACCCAAACCTTGGTTACCGTATCGGTCGTGGAACTGGAATCAATGGTTAGGTTCGAGGAGTCCGCCGTCCACGTCGAGGAATCGATGACGTCCCCAGAGACAAGCCAAGGCTTCTCGGAATCGTCCCAATCGAAACCGTAATCCAAGACCTCATTCGGGTCTTTGTCAAATGTCGCCACGCTTCACGCTCCTTCGTCAACGGTTGGCTCTCTGTCGACGCCCGGGACCGTTGTCGTCCGGTCTTCCTCCTGAGAGTCGATCTCCCGGCTCTCGCCCGGGACCGCCTCAATCCGGCTCTCTCCGAGGACGACAGTACACCGGGAGTCCCCGACAACGATTGCCGATCTTCCGTCCGGAAGGACGATCACTCCCCCACGCCGCGTGACGATTGGGAGAGAGAGGGAAAGTTCTGCCGCACCGAGGAGGATTGCCACTTCCCCGGAAGAGATGATCGATAGACTAAGAGGGTCGACCGCCAATGAAGCCGCGCCGTTGAGGACGACGACCTCTCCCCTCCCGACGACGACGCCGCCCGCGGACGAGGAAAGTTCTGCCGCGGAGACTCCGACCGAGGTCGAACCTCCGACGACGCCAACCGCGAGAGCGGACGAGGCGAGTTCCGCCGCGCCCATGATGACGATGGTCTCCCCGGGACCCGGAGCGTCGATCGTGAGAGCTTCCGCGAGAGCGACGAGTTGAGCGACTCCGGCAACGACCGAGGTCCCCCCGATTCCCACTCCGAGAGATTCCGCGCTCGTGAGGATGACCGCGGAGGAGAGTCCGATACTTGTCCCGCCGATGAGGACGGCCAACGTCCCCGCGCTCGATGCGATCTCTGCCGCCGCCGCTAAGATGGAGACCGCCCCGGCTCCGACCGTGAGAGCCTCCCCCGAGGACGTCACGTCGATGGATCCCATCTGAAGGACCAACGCTCCCAGACCGACGGCCAACGCCTCCGCGGAAGACTCCGCCTCCGCGGGAGACATCTGGAGAATCAATCCGCCGATACTTACTGCCAACGCCTCCGCGGACGATGCGACATCCGCCGACGACATCAAAAGAGACGCGCCTCCGGGACCAATAGTGAGGGTCTCCGCGGAAGATGCCGCCTCGACTGTGCTCATCTGAAGGAGCAACGCCCCGACCGAGACCGCGAGAGCTTCCGCGGACGAAGCGACCTCCGCCGGAGACATCGGAACCGCGGTAGTCCCGCCGACAACCGCGAGAGCCTCCCCGGACGAAGCCAACGCCGCGGGACTCATCTGGAGAAGCAACGTTCCGACCGCAACCGCCAAAGTCTCCGCGGAGGAGACGACGACCGCGGGAGACATCTGGACCGCTAACGCCCCTTCGACGATTGCGAGAGTTTGAGCCGATGATACGAGGGTAGCGGGAGACATTGAAACCGACACTTGAGCCACGGAAACGGAGAGAGTCTGAGCCGCGGACGCAATTGACGCGCTCGATGCCGTGACGCTCACCGACCCGGCTCCGACCGCGAGAGCTTGCGCAGATGTCGCCGCGCTTGCGCTCCCCATCGTCACGCTAACCGCGGACGAAGCTCCGTCATCCGCGCCAATCGACCAATTCGAGAATGTATCTCCGTCGACATCGAGCGTAACAGGATAGGTATCAGAGCTGAGATCCGTCCCCGCGCCGAATGCGGGTCCGGTCGGGTCAATGTGGAAATCGTCCCCCGATTCGTCGATGAAAACAGTTCCGGAGGAAGTGTCTACCGTGTTCGTCCCCGGAGTCGTTCCATCATCTCCGCCGTTGTAGTCCGCCGTTTCCCACAACGCGCCAACGTTCGCGTAGTTCGTAGCGGAGGACTGGACAAGATTGTTTTGAAGATGGATATCTGTCCCGCTTGACCCAACCTTCTCAATCCCAATGTAGCAGTTTTGAACCGTGTTGTTGTTCGCTCGGAGAACACCTTTCGCTAGGAATATCCCGTAGCCGTTCGTGCCTGCCATGTCATAGATGAAGTTCGCGGACGCTTTTATATCAGCGGAAGCGTTACCAATATAGAATCCCTTCGTCCCGTCATTTGCCGCGGTTCCTCGGATTCTGCATCTTTCAACGTACCAATCATTATCACCGTTGATATACATGCCCACCTTGTAGGTGGCAGTGCCATTCATGTATACTTGTATGTTTTCCACGGTACAATGGATCCCGGTCGAAAACCGGCTCATGAAGATCCCATGATTTGCCAACTCCAACCGATAGTTCGACGAGTTGTACGTATCGCCGTGGTCTTCCTCGCAAGTGATGATGAGCCGGTTCCCGTCATACTTGCCCGATCCGCCGCTAGTCGTCCAAGTTGCGCTTACGTTCCACGTAGTGAAATCTTCGGATCCGTCTGACGACCGACAGATGCATTTGTACCGTTTGTCGTCCGCTATCATCGCGTTCGTAGCTTCGGCGGCGTCCCAATCTTCAAGCGATAGGTAGTCGTATCCCGTAGCTCCGCCAGGATCTATGTCGAACTCGGTTTCAGCAGTCGCCATCGGACTATCCCTCGACTCTTGCAGCCCAGAGTTGAGCGGACGTGACTTCGCACTCCCCGGATACGCCAAGGGAAATTCGAACTCCAAACGGTAGCTTGTCGAGATCAATCGTCACCGTCCGGAGGATGTCCTCGAAAACGGAATCGTCCCTCGCCGCGTTGGTGAAATGCTCACGCATCTCTTCCGCTTCTCGATCTACCACCGTAAAGACAAGACCTCGACGCTCGCGAATCATCGACCCTTCGATATGCGGTCCGAAGTGGACCCCGGTATCTCGAAACGAGACGAACTTCCCCGGAGCCCACTCCATCGATCCCGGCTCTTCAACCGGAGACTCGACCTTCATCCAACCTCGACAAGGCATTAAACCGAGAACCGGTTTGCCGCGAGGAATGCCAACATGAGTTGGATCTCCGCCGCCGTCCCGCTGATCTCAACCGGAGCCGTCCCCTTGTGGATGTAGAAATACTTCGGGATGAGTGGAGATCCGTCGAGGATCATATAGACCACCTGTTCCCACCGTTCCGAGAGCCAGACGATAGACGCCGCCTTCATGCTCTCCGGATTGTTGTCCTTCTGTTCGATGAACCAATCCCGTAGAGCGGACGGACGCGCGCGCTGTTCCGGAGGACGCTCCGCATAGATCGCGAGTTCTCCGCCGAGTCCCTCGTTGAAAACGTAGAAATCGACCTTGGTGATCCCGCCCGCGAGACCGACGACTTGTCCGGTCGGAACGCGGTAGAGTTTCCCGTCGAGTGTCTCGTCTCCAACGTTGGGATCTTCTAGGACGGGAGTCCCAACCCAGTTGATGTACGATCGACCGGAAAGGTCCGCGAGAAGTTGCGCTTTATTCATGATCGGGAGACTCCTTAGGTCAACAGCAAAATGCCGTTCGCGTTCCACTGCAACGTATAGTCTCCACCATTGCTCGCCGTTGCGATCTCCCACGCTGCAATCAAATAGTTCGATACGTGCGTATCGTCGTAGAGAATGGCGTAGTTCGGAGTCCCCGCGTCGAGACCTGTCCATGTCACGTCCGCCGCATCGAGTGAAGCTCTGTTGTTCGTGTTGTCCTGAGCCACGACTTGAGACGTCAACGCCTCGCCCGCCGCGGTATATCCCGTCCCCGAAACCTCGTCCCCGGAGACATCGGAGTAGCTCGCGTCCGTGTCGATGTCGAGTGTATGCGCCGTTACAAGAACAACCCGGAGAGTGTCCGCTCCGGATCCGAGGTCGAGTTCTCCAAGGAAAAGCTGTTCCTTGAAATTGTTGTAGACTGTTCCGTCACCTTCGGCCATCGGGACTCCCTCCCCTTCGCAACGCTACCAACTCACGGTTGGCTTCTCGTTGACGTGATATGAGAAGATCCTTCTCCTCGGACTCTGGCATATGCCGGACTCTCTCGCTGATCTCAAGAACAACCGTCTTCAATACTGCGATTCTACGGGTTTCTGGAGTCGGTTCTAGTGGCAATCGTTCGGAGGTCATCCGTGTCTGTTCGAGTCCGACGATCGTAGGTTCCGGCTCCGGCTCTCCGGTCAACTGTCGGAGCCGCTTCGAGTCAATGCCGATCGACTCGTTGACCTGTCGGAGATAGGGGAGTCCGTTCTTCCAACGCTCGTCCCCGTCTTCCTGTCCCTCGCGGATCGCCTTGGCGGACATCGCGCGGACCATGAAGAGCATTGCCAACCGCCGCCGGGTTGCTACGATCTCGTTTCTGTCAATTTCCGGGAACGACTTGGGTTCCATCTGGAATGGCTCCTTCTCCTTCGATTGGAGGAATGGTCTCTTCCGGGATCGCCGCGGCATCATCCCGCGCGCGCCTCATCTCCGCTTCGAGTTCCCGTTCCCGCTCATCAATGAGCTTCTTTGCAAGCTCGATCTGATCTTCCGAGAACCCGATGATCTCCCGGAGGAACATCTCTTCCGGAAACAGTTCCCGCGCGCCCGGTGTGGAGAGGTACGCCTTGAGCGACGCCATCTTTTGGGATCCGATTCCCGCGCGTTTGTCGTCCGACTCTGACCGCAGATCCGGCCATTCGACATTCCACTTCTCGGTTCTCGGCTTCGGGAGAGCGCCGAACCCAATGAGCCGATCGACGAAAGGACGGAGGATCCGCGGTTCGCAATGACGCCGCCGCCTCTTCGAGTTGAGCCGGATCCAACCTTCCTCGTCCTGAGACGACGAGAGTTCCCCGCGCTCGGAGCCAATGAGGATCCGGATAGGAATCTCCGTCTCCCCGGAAATCATCTGGAGTTGCGTTTGAACGTTGCCGCTCGGGTCCGCCACAACCGAGGAATGATCGTGAGGAGTGGCTCCGACGAGCCGCATTCCCCGGGAGAGCCCATGAGTGTATTCCTCATAGGTCTTCCGGAGAGAGGCGAGACTCTGTTCCCCAACCGCCGCGTCTTTGTCCACGACGAGGGAGACGCCTTGGAATGCGCCTCTCCAGAACATCTCCGCCGATCCTCCGAGGATCTTCTCCAGATCCTTGACCCGGTTGAAGACCGCGCGGAGAGCGGGCTTTCCATAGCTCCGTTGATCCATCGGCTTTTCCACAATGTGGATGACCCGCGTCCAATGCGCCCGGAAGGACGCTCCGGACTCGCCGTCGAAGGTGAGGGTATAGAACTCCGGGAGTCCATACCGCGGATCCTTGACGTTCTGGACGATGCTCTCCGAGAACTGCGCGCTTGCCTGAGAGAGCGGACGGACATAGAGGAGCTTCCGGTTGGTCCCCGTGACCGGCTTCTCCGGGTCCTCTTCGCCGCTGAATCCAAGATAGATGATTCCGTAACGACCGATCCGGCATAGAGAATCCGCCGCTTGGAGATTCTCAAGAAGCGAATGCTCCTCGTCGAGGTCGGTCCACGCCTTTTCGAACGGAGTGTCGTTGGGATCGCTGGATTCGAAGAGCTTGATCTCTCCGGACCAACATTCCTCGGGAGACTTGTCGACGATGACCCGGGAGATGTCGCCGCGCTCGTAGAGTCCGAGATAGTCCTCGAACCGAGGACTCTTGACGTACCCGAGAGCGCCGTAAAGGTCCCGATCTCCGCCGTATTGATACCCGAGACGCGCCAAGGTCGAGGCTCTGTCCGTCGAACTTATGGAGGAAAGAGCCTGAAGTATGACTTCTTGGTTCCGAATTATCTCGTTTTGCGCCTTCAGCTTAGATTGATTCCGCGCCATACTTTGGAGCCTCCGCCGCCTTAGAATCCCCGCGCCATCGAAATCCCGGTCAGAAGGTAGAACGCTCCCGAGGCTCCGTCCACTTGATCCGACGCCGTGTCATCCGTCCCGTCGAATTGGTGCATCTCGGAGAGGAAGTCCTCATTCCAGTCCCCTTCAACAAGATGGACCCGCCCCTTCTCCGCGTAGCTCGAGAGCATCTTAGCACGCGTCCCCTTTGACTCCCGGACCCGGTTGACGTGGACGATGTATCCCATGAGGTTCTGGACGTGCTTTTGGACCTCAACAACTCCGGCTTGCGCCGGGTCTTGTTCGAGACCGATCTCCACTTGGAGACCGTCTTGACTCGCCGTATTGACGATCGACGTCCCAACCTCCGCGTGACCCTTGAAGAACCGCCGAACGTCCGTAATCCAGATATCCCCGAATGAGTCGATCCCCATCCGGACGCCCGCGGTTGCGCTCGGTCCCTTTTTCTTCTCCCCCGCTCGCCGCCACTCCTTCCGCTTCCGCTCGGTCGATGCTCGGTCCCAATAGCGAATTTGCCGCTTGAGCATCTTGTGAACTGGCTCGATCTTGAACCAAGACCGATCGAAGTATTCCCCGCCTTCCTCCGTAACGTTCCAGTTCCCTCCAAGGAGCCTCTCCCTGTCGATCTTCGGGAGCGCCCGGAGTTTGGCGAGATAGAGAGGGTCCTTCTCAAGGAGGATCTTGTTGTCGAAGATCGATGCACCTATGAAGGTGAAAGAGAGGATGTTGTCCCGACCGAACTCCTCCCGCGTGACTCCGAAATCTTCATGAAAAAACGACTCGACCAACTCCGCTCGGTCCTCCGACCAATGGAGTTTGTCCTTCGAGTCACGGAAGAAATAGCGGAGGACTCCGGAACGTTCCGGGATGGGAAACCCTTGTTCCCCGATCCACCAATCGAGGAGCTTCCGGAGCCAATGGTTGGGAGGGGAAGGGTTGCAACTCGCGCGGATGTACGGACGGACGCCGCACGTCGACCGGTTCCGGGAGAGCATGTACCAGAACTGACGAGAGGCGAAGCTCTCAAGCTGGTCGAACCCGATCATTGGGATTTGGGAGGAGTCCCAAGCGTAGCGGTCTTTTTCATGCTGCATATGCGCAAAGCGAACCGTTGCGCCAGAGGGGAAACGCCACTCAACCTCCCCCTCGATTGGGTCACCGTTCAGATGGGGAAAGACTTGGAATGAGGAATCCCAAAGACCGCCTTCGGAACGGATCTGCGGAAACGTCCGCCGGAAGATGACCGCGCTATAGTCTGGGACGTGAACGTTCCGTCCACCTTCCATATGGAGAGCGAACGTCTTTCCTCCGCCCGCTTGCCCGCCATATATACAGATGTCCGCGGTACAGGATAGGAAAGCCTCTTGCGGTCCGGGTTGCGGACGGAGTCCCCTACTCCTTTCGGTCTCCGTTAGACTCATCCTTCAACTGAATCAAAGACCGCCTCGAATGCCGCGACGATGAGTGCTCGATCATCTGGAGTCGTTTCGATCGTCTCGTCTGCAACGCCGTCATAGAAGAGAACGAAACCTTCCGACGGCTCTTCCCGTGACCCGCGAAAGAAACCGAATCCCTCCGAGTCCCCGAAGGTGAATGTCCAATGATTCGCGACCGTCCCGCGCGCCCATGCGTTGACCGCCTCGATCGCCGCGCGTGCTTCCGCCGGGTCCAGAGACTCATACGCTGTCGTCCTTGGACTCAGGACTTCTCGGATTGCGATCGAGACGGAATCGACGCTCCTCTTGAGCGAGATCATTCCACCTTCGAAGTCGAGTTTCACTTTCTGGATCGTCGTCATTCTGGCTCCCTCTCAAGACAACCGGAGAGAGACGCCGGAACGGGTCGCGAGGATGAAGTTCCGCGCCGCGGATTCGACCGCCTCGCCGCCTCCCATCATGACGCCCGCCTCGATTGCAAAGAGAGTTCCCTCCTGAAGGAGACAGACATTCGGAACCGAATGACAGGAGATCCGCCGGACATCGTCGAGATCGAACGGAGTCGCCTTCGATAGCTCCCGCATCCAATACGGTTCCGGTGTCATCGCCGCAAGCTGAAGACGGATGTCCCCGATCGGATCGGATCTCGGATCGTCCCAATCCAACCGATCGACCTTGGCGCGCGAGAACGCTTCACAAAAGACTTCCCTCAGAGAGGCGAAGATAGAGTTCTCGATCGGGTTCAATCTTCGTCCCTCCTCACGCCGCCGCCGGAGAGGAACTCCTCGAAGAGCCAGATTCCGAGAAGAACCCAGAACCAAAGCGGGAGCGGAACCGAGGTCATGACCCCTCCTCTACGGTTCGGGATGGCGGATTATCCTCCCTCAGATACTCGGCTCCGGCTTCTTTGAGCCGATCGACTGCCCCCCTCATGACATAGTCGAACGCCGTTCGAAAGAACGCCTTGGGGTACTCCTTCGAGTATCCAGCAACCATAACGCCGTTGACGTTTGACCGAATCCGGAGCCGCCAAGTCGGCTCCTCGCCGCCTCTGTGACTGAACTCTTGAAGTTCGGCTTCGACTTGTATTCTCATTTTTCCGCCTTCTCAACGTGGACCGTTCGTCCGTTCTCTGGTAGATGATAGGTCAGAGGGATAATCGGTCCCCCATCATGTCCCTCGTGTCGATGCTTCGCCGGAGCGTCCATCCCAAGGAGCCTCGCTCGCCTCTGCTGGCACTTCAGGAGGATATCGTATCCGTCCTTACCATCTAGCTTCCAAGCCGCTTGAGCGATCTCTTCGAGTTCCTGAAGGTCCCTCGCCTTCATCTCCGCCACGTTCTCCGCCGCCGCTTCGAGCCAGTCCGCCCGGAGGACCCTGCAATCTCGATCGATGGTTCCGTAACCCCACGGACGCAAGGTCCGAGGATTGACCTCTCCGAGATCCTCCATCGCCTTGCAGATGTCGTCGATCGATAGCCTCCGGATGAGGAACCCGGAAACTAGGGTTCTCCGCTTCTCAATGTCCGGTTCTGCCATCGTTTCTACTCCGTTTGGGTTCTTCGGCCTAGTCGTTTTCGCCGGATTCCCTGTCGTTCTCCGTCAAGCCTAGCACCTAACCCGCGGATTCCTTGTCGTTTTTCCGCACGGTTGGGTCCTTGACCCGGTTGAGGAGATCGCGAGAGAGTTCCTTGATCTCCTCGGCTTTGGCGTTTGCATCCTCGACGAGGTCCTTCTTGGGAGTCCTCGCTACTGCCTCGATTCTGACGAGGATCAAGAATTGAGCGTTGGCAAGACATCGGTTCGCCTCGATGAGAGCTTCGAAGTGATCCCTCTTCCGGTCTTTGGTCATCGGTCCCCCGGGTCGGTACGCATGTTGGAGTTCTCTCACTTGATTCCCCAATCCTCTAATATGAGGACCTCCCTTAGCCTTAGCTCAAGTTTGGAGCCGTCCCAAACCTCCGGAACGTCAACGTCCGTGAGAGATCTCCGGTCGAGATCTTCGAGGAGTTCGAGGAAGTCGATGGGATGGATCCGGACGCAAGGGACCGAGGTTCCGGAGCCGGTCGACTGGACCGCGTCCTTCGCCTTTTGGATGATCTCCGCGATTGCCTCGAACCTCATTCCGACCCCGGGAAGTTCTTGCCGTCCTCGGGTCGTTCTTGCCGCGTTTCCCGTGAAACATCGGGCGGGAACTCCTCGTCGATTGCCTGAATCGCGGACACTAGATCCGGCTTTGAGGAGTGGAAGGCCCAAGGGAAACCCGGTTCGGCTTGGTCCGGAACCATCCCCGCCCATTGACCTCCTCCGACGGAGACAACAACCGCGTTGTCTGCTTCTCGATAGAAGAGATGATCATTGACGTGGGAAGTTCCGGTTCAACCAAGACATTGCCCGCTCCGATGACTGAGACGCGAACGGAGAGACCTCGGCTCCCGGTCCGTAACACGTCCAAGCGTAGTTCTTGCGGATGACTCGCGCGCCGTCCCGCCTCCGGAACTCTGGCTCCGCGTCAACGTGCTCCCACCTTTCCCAACCCTCCGGGAGCGGAAGCGGTTTGGAATGTGGCGGAAGGTGAAGGTCCACGACCTCAACCGCGGTCCGCGCGGAGGTCTCTCCCCGATAGATCGAGAGTCCCCGAACAATCCCCCTCCAAGTTCCATCGGTTTCGAGCATGACCCGCGCGCCGTCCACGTCCCGCGTGTATTCGTTCTCCCCGACCTTCGTCCAACCCTCGAACTCCTCCACCTCTTCCGGGAGCGCCGGTTCCGTCTCCTCCTTCGCCTCGATCCGCTTGACGAATTCAAGGAGCAACTCGTTGTTACGGAGCTGGATATCTGTCAGAGCCTCAACCAAAGAACGAACCTCGTCACGTGTCACAATCAAGCTCCTTTCAGATGTCGGAATAGCTCCGACCGTTGACAATTCCGGAGATGGTCGATCGTGCGACCTTCCCCCCCATGAGATCGGCAATCTCCCGCGGAGACTTTCCCTCTTTCGCGAGTTCTCGAATCCGTAGGACTTCGGATCGATCCAGCTTCCGCAGTCGGGAGCCGGTCATCTTCCGGAAGTCCGGAGGTCTACAACTTGAAGTCATTCGACGACCCCTCCCGATATCTCTTCCCGCAGCATGGACAACGAGAGGACCTCGGACCGATGATCGCTCTCCAATGAGCTTCCCGGAGGATCCGAAGGAGCCAGTTGAGCGGGATCGGAGCGATCCGGTATCCCGCCCGGGAATACCTCAATCCAAGCGACTCCCCAACCGGTCGGAAACCGCTCACAGTGTTCGAGATAGGTTTTTCGACCCACCACTTCACGCCATCGACGAATCCTAGAACGTAATCCGCTCCCCTCATGATCTGACTCCTTTCGTGTTTAGACGCTCTGAGACGCTCTCAGAGCCTTTCCCCGCCCGCTCGCCCGAGAGCTTGAGAGACGGGACGATCTCTCCTCTCCGCTCAATTATCGGCTCTCTCCGCTCGATCTCGCAACGCATCGACCCGGTCCGCCCGCTTTCGCTCCTCCTCCTCATCCTCCCGTGCCTTGATCGTCTGAGCGGTAAGCTCCGTTTCGATCGCGCGCGCAAAGTATGAACCCCAATGCTCCGCGGTCCCTTTCCGGGTCCAGAGGCTAGAGAGGACGGAGAAGACCGCCTTGAGCCGGATCGGCTCCGGATAGTCTGCCGCGACTCCGCCTCCCGCCCGAACCGCCATGACGCCCGGAACGAGTGACTCCGCTCGGACAGAGTCCGCCGCCTCAAGATTGCGGAGAATGCGCTCGGCTCCCTCTCCGAAGGTTTCGCGCGCGTCTCGCTTCTCAATTCTCGCTTCTCGATTCCGATTCTCGCTTCTCGCTTCTCGCTTCTCGCTTCTCGACGACATTTGTCCGCACGTGCTGGCATCTGCTGGCATCTGCTGGCATATGTTGGCAGACAAGTCCCCCAACAACTTAGCCTGTTCGGTATTAAAAGGTAACGGTTGCCCGCTGTCATCTGCTGGCATCTGCCAACACGTGCTGTCATCTGTTGTCACGTGCTGGCAAGTGCTGTCATCTGTTGTCAATTGTTGTCGCTTGCCGGTCATGTCGTCTCCGCTTGTCGGAGTGTGGATAGAGTTGAGACGGTCAGTCTCAGAATGTGGATAAGTGCCGCCCAATGTGGATAACTTTGGAGGGTCCGGATACTTCGAGAACTTCGCCCGCCGCCTCTCGTAACGCTCCCAATTCACGAAGACGCCATAAAGTCGACCCTCTTCTCCGGTATAGATCTCGACCATCTTCTCCGCTTGGAGTTCCCTCATCTCCCCCTCGATGTCCCCGGTCGACCAACGCTCCACTCCCTCCCCGCCGGTTGCGTGCCGCGGGAAACAAGCCGCTAGGACGAGGTCAAGGTCCGCCTCGAACCGCCCGAAGTCGTCCGCCGTGAGACGGAGACGGTGGAAGAGCCTCTCCGCTCGGTCCGTGAGCCGCGCAAGGGATCGTGAGGTTCGGACGCTGTCCTTGATGACGCGGTTCGGCATGGGTCCCCCCTTGGGAGTCTGATAGGGATCTGGCGCGCGCTTGAGGATCGAGGATAGAGAGCGGAAGGAGGGAGGATCAAGAGAGGTCGGACGTTCGGCATTTTGGCAACTTCAAGGGACGCTTGAGGTTCAACGAGTTAGGCGGACTCCAAACGCGCGGACGTTCCGCCTAACCTGTTCCGTCATCATGACTTGGGAGTTTCTTCAGAACGGACCACGGTTGGAGTCGGGATAGGGATTGCCCCTCGTCCTCTTCTCCTCCTCCTCCAACCGGATCCGCAGCCGATCGAGCTTGGACCGCCGGAGCCTGTCGAACTTCCCCGGGTCGGTGTTGTCGTGGAACATGAGTTCGAGTTGATCGATCATGATCTGGACATCGACGATCTCTCCGACGAGGTCCGATCGTCCATCGATCGGTGGAAAGCGACCTTCTCCGGAGAGCGCCCCGTTCCGCGAGAGTTCCGCGGTAAGCTCCGCCATCTCTTCCACGGCTTTCGAGAACTGGACCCGCGCCCCATACCTCTCCAAGGCCGCGAGGAAGATTCCGCGCTCCTCCTCCGTTGTCTTCTCATAGATCGTCAAAGTTCAACCTCTCTATCTGGTCATCTGGGAAACAGATCCAATCCACTCCGTCGATCAACCTTCCCGCTTGTTTCTTCCCGACCCGCTTCATAGCAACGAGTTCTCCGCCCGGCCTGGACTCGATAACTCGATGAATCTCCGTTGGAACGTGCTCTTCGATCGGGACATCGTCCGGAGCCCACTCGCCCCATTGTTTGAAGAAAAACGGAGTCCCCGCCTCGATGCAGTGGTACCAGATCTGGCGGACCCATCCGGGATGCATAGGACGCGCGCCTTGCCCGCTCTCGCCTCCAACAATGACCCAATCGATCTTCGGTTGTCCGGTGTCATCCGGTCCGATGACGTGACCGCGGAGACCGTCATACCATACGCCCGGACCGTTGGGAGGTTTCGGGGCGACGACTTTGAGCCGGGTCAGATCGAGAGGACCGAGGAGAGGCTCACACGACAAGAACCGGAGAGCCGCGGGACAGGCAAGGAGCCAACCAATCCGCTTGACCGCTGTAGGCTGATCTTCGACCGAGACGCCAATCCAGACGTTCCGTAACGGCCAGACGCCCCCTCCGCCGTGGTTCTGGAAGTATGGTATCGTGTTTGGTATCTCGACTCCCTGAGCCGCTTCCCAGATCCGGCGACCGCCGGGAGAACGACACTCACCTATCCATTTCAGGAGTTCGAACGCGCGCTCTGGTCTCTTCGTGAGGATCTGGTACGTATGCCCCGGAGTGACCGCCATTCGAGCGAAGACGTCGAGGATGAAGCTGTCCGGAATGTCCTCGTGGAAGAGGTCGGACATCGAGTTGACGAAGATCTTCCGCGGACGGGACCAACGGAGCGGTTGGTCAAGTCGCTCCGGATGTAGAGTGACCGAGAACGGATCATCTTCCGGATAGCCGTTCATCCCCGCGAATCGATGAGCGACCTTCTCCGCGTAGCAATTCTTGCAACCTTGGGAGACCTTGTCGCAACCGGTGACCGGATTCCATGTCGCATCCGTCCACTCAATCCCCGTCTTGTCCGCCATTCTCTTTCCTTCCGTTCGACGATTGGTTGCCGCCCACAGTACACCTAGCGATCGGACGGAAGTTCGACCTCGACGGAACTCGGGTCCGACTTGAGCCGCTCGATCATCTCTTCGATCGACCCAATCATTCCCTCTCTTTCAAACGAGGAAATGTACGTTGCCCAACCCTCCGATCGTACCTCCGTCAAGAACACGGTGAACCCAACTTCTCCGTTGGTCTCTTCGATGACGGCCAGATGGAGGAGCGAGGCTATCTGCCGCGCGAACTCTTCGAGTTCCATCAATGAGTTGATCCGCCTTGGCATGTCCTACCCTTTCAGTTCTCGCGCGTTGACAACGTCCGCCATGAAGGTCCACGAGTTGATTCCGGTCGAAAGGTCCGCCTTGATCTCTATTATCTCCACGTGACGGACAATTAACTCCACGATCCTCCTTCGCTTGATCACGTGCTCCCGCTTGTAGAAAAAGACGAGACGAAACGGACCCTTCGGGAGCTTGATGGGAGTTCCCTCGAACTCTATCTCGATGGTGTCTTCCTCGGGTTTTGGCTTGTGTTCTATGTACCCGAGAGGGTTGGCTCTGACCGCTTCATATCCGAAATTGGCATCTGTTCGGAGAACGGATCCAAGCTCCTTCCCAGACCTCGGAAAGAAGTGTCCCGCGACATTCTCCGCCTTGACGCTGTATCTTGAAAGACCGCCAACTTGGTTCGACGATGTCAAAGGCTCCTCCTCGCTTCCCGGTCTCGGTCTGGCTCGATCCGCAAGACCTCGAACCCGGACGGATGGGTTGGATGTTCTCCCATGAAACAGATATAGAAGTCCGCCCAAGGATGGGACGTTGCTGCAATCTTCATCTTCGAGCGCGCCTTTTCCCGGAGATACCCTTTGACCTCAAACACGCATGGAGGTCGGTCTCTCTCGTTGAAGAGGACGAGGAAGTCCGGTCGATAGAAGTGGCGAGAACCCGTGAGACGGAGAGAGACCGGCTCGAACTGATACCAGACAACCCGGTTCGCGAGGATCTCCGAATCGAGCCAGAGAGCAAACCGACGTTCCCAGACGTTCATTCCCTTTGAAGGTCGCTTCCCTAGCTCCTCGATGGAACGCCGGTTTGCCTCTTTCTTGGTGTCGACCTTCTCCTCGACTACGGATCCTCCCCACTCTGGCGGGAGAAGATGTCGGTCTCTTGGGTCGACTCCCATGACTTAGAGCCGGGTCCGAACGGTCTTCTCTTCGAAGTAGACCCGGACGCCCGCAATCCGGGTCTTGTCCTTCATCGTCTCGACCATCTTCTGGAGAGCTTTTTCGTTGACCATGAGGAATTCACGCGGAATCGCGTCGAAGTCCTCGACGTCGAACTTCCACGTCTTCTTGAGCGTCAACCCCTTGACCTTGACCGGCTCCGCCTTGGGAGGAGGGATGACGTCCGCCGGGTCCACTTCGACCGGCTTGACCTCGACCGGCTCAATCCCGTTGAGAGCGTCGACCTTGGCAAGGTCACCCTCTTCGAGAGCCGCCTCGATCTCCCGAGAGCGCCTCTCCTCCTCGTCCCTTGCCGCCTTCTCCGCCCGGATCCGCGCTTCCTCCTCCGCCTTCCGGTGAGCCTCACGCCGCGCGTCCTCTTCCGCGCGCCGCCTCTTCTCAGTCTCCCGACGCTGGAACGCGTCGGACTCCCGGAGGTATCGCGCTTTGAGTTGCTGGATCTCTTGGAGAGCCGGAGCGAAGAGCGCGATGATGCGCTTTTTCGAGTCGTCGAGAGGACGGGTCAAACTCATCCGAGTCTCGACCGCCGCCTTCTCCATGTCGGAGAGACCCTTCAGCGCCTTCCCGACCCTCTCCAGATCGGAGACGGTCTGGATCTCTTGAGGGAGGCTCCGGACGATCTCGACGAGTTCCCGATCGATCTTGCTGGTCTCCCTATCTGCGCTCTCAAACTCGGTCGTCATCTTGTGGCTCCTTTTCAATCGTTGTCGTTCTCTGGCGTTACCAGACGGAGACCTTCCAACGGGAGGGATTTCCCAACGGGACTCGAATCGACATCCGACGCGCCGCCGTCCAACCCCTCCAACCGACTGAAGTCCGCATCGTCCAACCCGGTGAGGATGCTCTTCCGACTCCCGGGAGGGACCTCAGAGAGCCGCTCGAAACCGAACTCCCCAAGGACTCCTTTCGCTACCCTCTGGACCTCCGCCGTATCGTACTTGCCGCGGTTCTGTTCCTTTGCCTTCTCATAGACGACCTCCCAGAACTGCCGCGCGAAATCCGAGGAACTCTCCCCCGGTCTTTCTTTGGTATCGGTCTCCGGCTCCGGTTCCCTTACCGGAATCTTCTCCGCCGCCTTCGGAGCCTCAAGACTCACCTTTGAGGTTGGGACCGTTCCCGGCTTCGGAGCCGCCGTGAGAGGCTTCCCGCCCGAATCGTAGAACTTCTCGCTCGGAGAAGGAGGAGACGACGGGACCTCCATCGTCGACCGTCTTGACGGGACACTCTCCGAGAAGATGTCCGCCGCCCCCTCCTCTCCCCCACGAATCGCGGTCAAAACCCCGCGGAGATGCGCGCACGCCTTGACCGGATCAACCCCGTTCTCCCGAAGAGACTTCTCGTCGAACCGGCTCCCAACGTATCGCTCGATCTGGTCATCGTAAATCCCCTCCTCCGCGAACTTCGAGAGGATCCGTTGTATCTGCTGCGCAACCGGAGCTTCCGCTTGGAGCGCCGCCGCCTTTGCGATTGAAAACGCCCGGTCGATGATATGCCGCGGAAGGCTCCGGATGATGACGTCCCGCTCCGCTTTCGACTTCGCCGCTTGGAGGTCTCGGTCCAACTCCTTCCCGGTGATGAGCCGAGTTCCGTTCCTCTTCGGAAAGAGCCGCGGCTCCGACTTGGAGAAGTTCGTTTGGAGGTCGGTGAAAGTAGCCGTTATGAGGTATTCCTCCGGACGGTTCTCGATCTCGACCGTGATGCTACAGTTCTCGAACAACCGCACACCCTCACGCGCAAGACCGACGCCGGGTCCCTCGACCGGTCGGGTCGGACAGTTGCAACCGCGCCTCCGGTCGCATCCTTGACGGTGGTTCTTGTAGGGAATCGAGTAGTAGAAATCCTCGCCCGCTTCCGCCGCGACCGCGAGAAGCTGTTCCTCGAATTTCTTCTTATCGCGCGGACGGTTCATCGCCAACGTCATTTGGTTTGCGGTTCTCTGAAGACTGAGAACTCCGCCTTGACCGATGATGTCCAGAACCTCGGGAGAGATCCCGGGGAGCCTCACTTCTCCGACGCCTTCATTCATGGGGGGAACCTCCGACTTGGTGTCCAACGTGTTACAGAACTATAACACGACCGCACGGGAGAGGAAACGGAAAACTCCCCGATCCCGTTAGGTGACCGAGGAGCCTATCCGTTTGTTTGGGGCGAACGGGACAGAGTTTCCCGAGACGTTGATTGTCTTCTATCTCCGACCGCCGTCCCCGAACATCGTCAACGCTTGGACTTGAGCGCCATTCCGTAGATTGAGACGAAGAACCCAAGGACCGCAACGAGGAGACCCTCGGCCAGTCCGAATTTCATGGCGATAACTCCGCCCGCGAATGACGAGACGGAAACCGCCACGACTCCCAAGACTCCACTCATTGCGCTTCCTCTATTCCCAATCCGGCCAGTCGCCGCCGTTCTCCCAACCGCCGCTGTATTTGTAGCAGCAGACCGGATGGTGTCCATAGTAGCAGCAGTAGTAGTACTCATCGGGACTCTGGTCGAGAGTCCCCTCCCTCGCTTGGACTGTTCCGACACTCACCGAGAGGAGAGCGAGGACCGCGAGGAGAGAAAGAATCGTCTTCATCGTACAACCTCCAACCGGAGACTCTTGATCTCACCGAATCCAATCGGAAGACGAACCGCGCCCATGATCTTCCCTCCCCAATCGAGAGGTTCCACCGAGTACGTCCGGTTCCGTTCGAGAGTCACCGAGTTACAATTTGCGAACGGGATCTCGTGACGATCGAACCCGCGACACTCCGCGAGGACGATGTCAGACCCTTCGACTTGAGTCCATTCTTCGAACTCGCTCTCGACCGTGAGAATCCATGATTCATTCCATGCGATCTCGTCACCGGAAACGGAAAGTCTCAGAGCGTGCCACTCACACCGGTCTTGCTCGTCTCGAATCTTCCGATAGTAACCGTCTCGGGCGAGCGCCGCCGCCGCGCGCACGTCGGAGCCGTCATCGAAAGTCTGGATCCGATCCATCGGGATCGGCTTGACCTCGATTGTCATACCGGGACCGACAAGCGTGACCGCGAGAGCGAGTAAGAGGAACGGAGATATCATGTTTCTTCCTTGTCGTTGAGCCGTCTCATTGTCAAGTCATGACGGGATGCCGGTCTCTATACCGGCTCGGGTCTCGGTGACATCTCAAGTCCCTCCGTTCTTGCGCGCAGTGAATCGACAGTTCCCGCCGCCATAATGCGGACACCAATCCGGAGAGCAATTGAACGCGCCGGGAGCGGGAGGGAGAAATACTCCTCCGTTGACCGCGTCGAGATACGCGTTGATTTGGTTCCCGAGAACTTCGCTGTCATCCGGGAGAGGCGATTGACCGACCTTCGAGAACCCGTTCGGCTCGATCGAGTAGAACCGGAACTCCCGCGGAAGCTCTCCGAACTCGCTTGCGTAGCAATGTTGATAGACTCGCCGTTGGATCGAGTTCTCGACTTCGACGAGAGTCCTCGGACGCCCGAACTTGAAATCGTCCACTCCTCCCCAAGCGTCGATAACATCGAGCTTCCCGACGAGGAGGACGCCTTCGGCGATTGGGACCGCGAGGTTCTGTTCCACCTTCGCCGGTCGGAGCGTTGGGAGGACGGACTCATGGAATACCTCGATGCACGCTTGCAGTCTACGGATTGCGTCCGCCTTGACGTTCCGAGGATCCCGGAGAAGTTCGTCCGGGTCCAGTCGAATCCCCTTGTCCCAAAGCTCAAGGAGCTTCTCTGTCCCTTCCTCGACGATCAAATCGAGGCTCGGGACCTTCTTTGAGTCGACGAGGAACCGGAGTCCCTTCTCGGCTCCGCCGTGACCGGCCCAACCGATCGCGACCCGGAGCGGAGCCGGATACTTGATCCGCTCAATTCTGTCGAGGCGATACGCTTCCCCACACCGGAGGAATGCATCCATTTGAGAATACGAGACGTGAACCCACTCGGACGGGTCGAACCTACTTGGAACGCTCTCCGATTTTGAGTTGACGCTCATATGCTCTCCTCGCCCACTCCGCGAACGAAAGACCCGTCCTCTTCTGGTCTTTCTCAATCCGCCGCTTCATCTCTTCGGTGACTCGGTGAGGGTTGACTTGGATCCAGTCTCCCGGTGTTTTTTTCATCGGTCGCCGTCCTTGGCTTCTTTCGTACTTCACGGGCTTGGAGGGTCCCTCGTCCCGAATGTCCTTCGCCGCCGGAAAAATAGAGGGAAACGGAGCGGACTCCCAGAATCCACGAAAACAAGAATCCGCTCCTTGGCTTCGATCGAAGAGAGGACCTCGTTTGATCTTCCACCAACGGAAGCCGCAACTCTCCCGCTTCCCTACACTCCCAACCGTTGAACGATCTGGATAGCCTCGACCTCGAAACCTTCCGGGCGGACGTCGGTCATGAATGCAACGACTCCGAATCCATCGAAGTTCGTCCACGTGACGCGCTCGTATCGTCCGCTACCGAAGTCGACGCAATCGTCGACCTTGATCGCCATTGCAACTTTTTCGACCGGGATGGACCCTCCGGACGGAGGACGGAAGAACATGCTTCGACGACGTCCGCGACTCACGCCGCCGCTCGATCCGAGTTCCCGTTCGACTCGCCGTCTCCGTTGATGGTCCGACCGTTGGACTCTCCGTCTCCATCCAGAAATCGAGCGAGAGCGAGACGCCCCGCCTCCCGGTCTCTCTCCATCAATCGCGCCATACTGCGCTCGTATTCCGATCCGATCGGAACGATTCGAGGTCTCATCCTTGTTCTCCTTGTTGTGGAAGTCCCTCTCCCCTCCGACCCTCTGAGAGGTCAACGACATCAGACCGGAGAGGAGAGGAGAGGTTGCATCTCGGCGACTCCCGAGAAAACTATAGCGCCGCGCTACAGTATCCCGCAAGTCTCTTTTGCTACCATTCCGAAGGGTCGGGAGTCTGTTCCCGAAGGTTTCATTCCTCGGCTCCTTTCTATCTCGTCGACTGGAATTCCCCAAGCCACGCGCGCGCCTCGACGAGGTCTCCCTCAACGAGAGCTTCGAGGACGGTGGGGATGTCATAGCGGTTCCAGAACTCACCAACCAACCAAGTGATCTCTTCGAGATCCGCGTCAAAACCCGCGAACTTGTCTTCCTGGAACTCCGAGACCCGCTTCCGGTTTCCCTTCATGTACTCCGCGAGATACGCCCGCGCCGCCGCCCGAAGTCTCCGAATCTGCTTGTCTCTGGTCTTCATCGTCTGGCTCCCTTGGTTGCGGTTCTAAGAATGATAGAGCTAGAAGCGTGCCAACCGGGATATCCCTCTAAGTCGTTGCAGTGACGCGGGAGACTCGGAGCCGTGAGCCTCCCGCGTTGCACCCTGCAATCTCAACCGTTGCCGTCCGCAATCGACCGTTGACCGGCTCTCTCGATGTCGATCGAGTTTCCCGCCGCCCAACCATCCGACCGCGCGCCATAGTCGGAACCCCAACTCGGAGTCTCTTTCCGCATCCCTCGGACCTTCTCGTCGAGACGCTCCTTGACCCTCTCCCGCGCGGAAATCCAATCCTCCATTCGGACGAGTCCGACCTCACTTGAGGGACCCGCCGCGTCCGCCTTGGCTCTCCGGATAGCCTCCTCCGCTTCGAGGACGACCCGGAGCCCAATCGATTCGGCCATCCCACACCGGAAGGCGTTCGCATAGGAACGCCCCCTACCCGCCGCGTGACGAACCGTGACGCTTTCGACGACCGCCCGGAGGGAGTGATATAGGAACGTCGTCGTCTCGATCCCTTCCGAGGTCCCGAGGAGCTTGAGACTCATCCCGTTCCCGGTTCGGGAGATATGCGCAAGACAATTGTTCGCTTGGGCAATTCCTCCGAGAAGAATCTTGGTCCAAGACGGGATCCGGGATCCGGACTCGACCGCGGCTCCAAGCTCAAGTGGCTCCTCGTTGGTCTGTCCAACGTCCCGCTTGGAGATGCTATGTCGGAGCATGATGTCTTGAGCGAGCGCCGCCGCGGTCTCCGCTTCTGGCTTCCCGGCTTGGTCCGCCGCGACCGCGAGGAGCTTCCGGATCTTTTCGAGGATCGCTTGATCGATCATATCGGACCCGCCTTCATTCCCGGTCGATAGACCTTGTCCACGTACTTTTTCCCGGTCCGCTTCCGGAGGATCTCGGAACCAACGATCTTGAATGAGAGGAAGTCCGACCCGTCTTCCGCCGTGAGGACGACCGCAACCCGGATCCGCTTCCCCGTTCCCGTGACGACGCCCGGGAGTTCGTAGAGGATCTGACCTCTCGGGTTCCGTTGCGTGAGTGTCACCTTGTCTCCCGGCTTCATGGCGTCGGGACCTTCTTGGTCCAACCTTCCCGGGTCAAGTCGGTGGTCTTGCCGCGGCGGTCCCGCCGAATCCGAGGATGGTTCCCGCTGGATTCCTGTCTCGCTCGTGAGGAGTTCGAGCGCCGCCGCCCGGAGCCGGTCGCATTCCGCGACCTTAGCCGCCATCGAAGAGCGGAGGAGCCGGGAGCATTCCTCGACCGCTTCCGCCTTGGTGTCGACCCAAAAACAATCGGTGTCCGGGTCGTCCGGTCCGTTGGGAGAGACCTTCCAGTCTCCGCCGCATTCCAGGATTGCCGGGGTTGTCTCTTCTCCGAATCTCATGATCTGGCTCCTTTCGTGTCTCGCCGCTCTGGTATAGATGGAGCATGAAGCGTGCCAAAACCGGAGGGAGTGTAAGTCGTGCAATAGCAACGAGATTTCGAGCGGAGTCATCTGTTTCCGCTGATCTCCGTTGCAAACCGCCGTTGCGCGCCTTGCAATCCGCGATCGTGTCGGAGCTTCGCTTGCTGGATCTCTCTGGCTCTCCAACCCGGGGAGAACGGTCTCGGGAGTCTCTCTCCGTCCGACCATCTGTCCCCGCATCCGAGACAAGTCCACGTTGTTCTCGGAGGGATTCTCTTTCATCACCATCCGATCGGACGGGAAGCGGAGGATCGAGACAGCGTTCGACATCTCCCAGACCGAGAAGGTCGAGAAGTGAAGCCGGGAGAGATCCATATATGCGTCCCGAAACTCAACCGGCGGTTCCTTGCGGTCAACAGATGTCCGACCGAGGACGCTCCGACGAGGATGCTAGGGGAGGCGTTCGAGTGGTACGATTCCCATAGCTCCGGCCGGTGGCCGAGTTGTTCTGTTCGTTCTTGAAGAACCGATTGAGCATATCCATACCACGCAGGGCAACGGCTGCCACCTGCAGCAGTTCCGCAGGGTCGGCCCGGTCCTGCTTCACCGAATCCCAGAATTCGTCAACCTCTTCTTGGAGTACGGCATAGAGTTCGTGGGCGGTAGCGTAGGCTCCGTGGATCTCCTGAGCCTCGCCCATCTCGCGGATGAGTGCCCTGATATGGGTCTGGTCTACCTTCATCTCTTCCTCCTCTTCAGTGCGTCCAGAATTGCCCGGTTGACCCAAGTGCCACGCTTGAATTGCGCTCATCGGGGCAGGGAAGGCGCGGGGGCAACCTCCCCCAGCGAGGGCGCGGAGGCAGCACGCATCGTAATGCGCCCGCCCCGAAGCTTGGTGTGGACGATCATCGACCACCTCCGTTCGAGTCTGCGCCTCCCGCCGGGGAAGTAGCGGGGGGGCGTATCCCCCCACTCCCGATCGTGTTGATGAGCCGGAGCAACTCCACCTCTTGCGCGTCCCTGGCGGCGTCCCAGGCGGCGGCCCAGGCGGCGTCCCAGGCGGCGGCCCCGGCGGCGTCCCCGGCGGCGTCCCCGGCGGCGTCCCTGGCGGCGGCCCATGCGGCGGCCGCGTCCTTGCGGACCGCAGCGAGCGCCGGGCGGATCCTCGCAGCAGAGGCAGGATCGTGCAGTTCGGAGAACACCTCGAGGGTGGCGGCCGGATCTTCAAGACCGGCGAGACGCAGCCACGCCGGGGTGTGGACCCGAACCGACCAGTCGGCCGCGAGCCAAGAGCGACGGTTCTCCAGTTCGGGGCTCGCCGGACCGGTCCCGAGCACTCCGCCGTCAGCGACCGGACCGAGGTAGCGCTTCAACTGGCCGCGGTCGCCGCCCGGAAGGGCGTCGTTCCACGAGCGGAGGAACGCACCGATCACCGGGGAAACACATGTCGGGTGGTCCGACCACGGCTCGCCGGCCATCCGGGTGGCCCACTCCATCACGCACCCCGCGCCGTCGTCGGGGTCGTGGGAGCCGGATGCGAGGGTGAGGGTGTCGAGGTCGAGGAACCTGGTCATCGTGCCTCCAGTTGGTTCGGCAAAGCGCCGGTGGTGTCCATGAACTCGCGCCATGCGGCGTCGTCCAGGTCGTTCGACGAGTCCGTGGCCCCGCTGGTAGCGAGGCTGATGGCGGTCTTTCGGGCGTCGGTGCCGCCGTTGAGCGCCCATGTGGCGTGCATCCACTTCCGGGCCGCCCGGCGGGGGTCAGGGTCCAACTCGGCGCACACCTTGCGGCACAGGGCCTCGTCGCCCAGCAGGTCGGCCCATGTGCCACCAAACCCGTGCTCCACGGCGGCGTGCTTGAGGACGGCTCGTTTCGCGGCGGGGATGGTCTTACCGCCGACCTTGAGCAGATCGCCTTCGATGTCGGTGACGAGCCCGGAGGGTGCGGCTGGTCTGTGCGGTGCGTCGACGGGGGCCACTGGTGGCGGCACGCTCTCGTCGGGTTCCCCTCCGGGCTCGATCGTCGCTGCCGACGAGGGCACGACGTCGGGCTTCCGCCCATCGCCGTCTGGAACCCCCGCAGGGGTGTCCTCGTCGACCAGCGAATCGTCGGCGGCGGGCCCGGGGGGCGAATCCGCAGCACCGCCACCGGACGAAGCCGGCTGGGAAGGAGCATCGGTCGACCCCTCGGACGGAACGCCTCCCCCACCAGACCTACGCGCCTCGAGGATCCGGGCCATCACCCGATGCGCCGTCTCCGACGTCAACGAACGGCGGGCCAGCTCGATCCCCTCGTGGACACACCACGCCTTCACCTCCGCCAGCTGCCCCTCGGTCAGCTCGGTTGATGCGGCGACCAGCTCATCGAAATCCCGGGCAGGGATACCCGCCGAGTCCTGGCCGTGGACGTCGAGCGGGGCGTTCGCCTGGTCCATCTCCTCGGTCGTGTAGACCCCGGACAGGTCGTTCGGGAACGCCTTCCGAAGCGCCAACGCCTCAGCGCACTTGGCG